GGACTCGGCGGCGTACTTGGCACACTTGGTGGCGGACTCGGCGGCGTACTCGGCGGCGGACTCGGCACACTTGGCGGCGTACTGGGCAACATGCTTGGCCGCAATTTCCGCTCTTGCAACCACGGACGCCAGGTCGCCCCTCGTCCCGATGATCCTCGGAATAAACGGCTTCAAGTCATCGCGGTGATTCGCGAAAAATTCCGAGTCGTTGAGCTGAGTTACGTATACCCCGATTACAGGGCATACGCATTCAGGAGCGTCGGTTTTCCCATCTCCACCAGCGAGCCAGTCGGCGGCCTGCATGGCGCAGACATCGATGTGACCATTCCCGCCTTCGCCCTTCCCCTTGCGAAGGCGGACAGACGAAAATCTTTCGAGGCGATCAGGCATAATTTGAACTTTGGACATGGCTTAGTCTCCGGGTTGGGGGTCTGGTGTAAAAACAGGTTCGATCCAATATGTAGTACCATGAGACCTGGCGTTTCCATAGTCGGCTAGGGCTTGGGCATGTTCTTTGGTTGCCGGCGGCCCCTGCCCGCACATTCCGGTCAACTTGATTTTCCATCGGCAAATCCACCTGGGCGAATTGTCAACCGTTGCCTCGCGTGATTCTGTGTTGCTCACCATGGCTTTTCTCTTGCTTTCCACTTAGGTCTCAGTCACATCCAGCACCCAAAACATACGGAAAGTGTCTAGACGTGTCAAGACAGTTCGGGGAATTATTTTGGAGCAACAAGAAGGTTCGCGTCGCTTCCCGCTTCGTCCTCGCGGCTGATCCGACATTCCGGTTCCAGAGCAGGATGTCGACGAACTCGGTGTTGGTCATCTTAAGCTCCCGTCTCTGAGTTTGGCATCGCGGATCTCTTCGCGATCAACCGGGATCTCAATGGGTGCGGTAAATCCCAAACGCACCTTGTCACCGCGAATGGAAATAACCTCAATCACGATGTCGTCGCCGATCATGATCTTTTCGCAGACGTGGCGTGAAAGTACCAACATGTCAGGACTCCTTGTTTAAAACATCCCTGATCTTGCTCAGTAAATTATCAAGGTCGTCGATCAGACTTTCGTGCTCGTCAGTGTTTTTCTCCAGGCTTGTCACCCGTTCAATCAGGCTGGCGATCGCCCGCGACAACGCGTCGCGGGCGGCGAGTTGATCCTTGAGCGAGGCGAGTTCCGACTCCATCGCACGGTAGGAACCCAGCAGCCCGTTGCCAACTTTCGTCAACCGGTCGATCTCGGCCAGAGCACTCCAAATCATCGCGCCTCTGGTGGCCGAAAATGCTCCTGCTTTGAGGCATGATTCCAGTTCGCATCTATCTTGACTCCACTCCGTCGCCTCACCTCTCTCTTGTGTTAAACCACTCTGGCCATGCTGTTCTCGGGCGGCGAGTTGGTCCCTGAGATCATCGATTCGATTCTCCCATCGATTCTGATCCTCCCGAAGCATCGCGTTCTCGATCTTCAGCCGTTCGACGTCGGCTCTATTGAGTTCCGCCGTTCTCGCCCAGTTGTCACGATTCGTAGCCGCCTTTGTGAATTCGCCTTGCAGCCGGTCAATCTCGGCCAGGGCGGATTTGGCCCATTCTTTGGCCGAATCACGACAGAACCCGCATAAATCTGTGCCTTTAAGCAATGCACGAACGTTTTCGCTCCACTCCATCTCCTCACCTCTCTCTTGGTAAACCTCTGGCCATGCTGTTCGACGGCATGGCCAGAGGTTGTGGTACTGACTTACACAAACCCTGAAATGATATCGACGGAACCAAGGAACCTCACTTGCTCGTTTGCTTAACCGATCATGGGTTATCCACGATCAGTCCAAGCCGGTTGAGCGGCCGGCGGTTGGTTTGGCTTCTGGAATACCTTTGTCGCGAAGGATTCGCGTGCAAGTCGGGCAATAATATTTGCGGTCTTTGCGCTTGCCCGATTTGGTCCATTTTCGGCTCTTCGCGTAGTGGATCGCATCTTGGTCGCACGCCGTGTCGGTGGACGACACTCGTCCGGACGGCTCTGGCTCGATTCTCTCGAAACACCCATCACATACGAGTATTCTGATCCACCCCATGTTTATCTCCTTTGATCAGTCCAGGCCAACTGAGCGGGCCGACGGTTGGTTTGGTTATGGACTGCCGTAGTAACAGGGAGCGGTATCGAGAAGCCCCCCCTCCAGCCGAGCATGAATCGATTGAACGGCCATTTGCTGAACGCGCTCGATCTCGTCTGGGAACGGGATCAGTGCAAAGCGACCCTCGGAGGGATCGACCTCGACAGAGCAGATCAGTGCGAATCGCTCTCGTTCGCCGAGGTTGCGGTAGACCGGGAGTTGAAGCGTCGCAAACTCGGGAATGTCCTTATCGCCTGACACCGCCGAAACGATCTCGCGACCCATGGATTCGGATTGTCGGTCGAGCTTGGCCTTGACCACGATGCCGTTCTCGAATTTCAGGGAACGCACGATATTCAACAGCATGTGCGGATCGAGTGTGCCAACCAGTTCAACCTTTAGAAGTCGCACGAATGCCTTGATGTCGAATCGCTGTTTCTTGAGTTCGCGGACCCTCTGGAACAGCTCGGATTCGTTCAACGTGAAAGTCGCTCGTTCGATCCGGTGGCCGTCGTCGTCCAGTACAACAGTGACACATGATTCGTTGTACCAGGTCACGACCTCGCAGTTCTGCGCGAATCGGTTCGCGAGCTGGATCAGATCGACCAGCGATTCGATCACGTGTTTGCGGGGCGGCTTGGGCTGCGCTACCGTGAACGGCTTGCCGTAAGAATCGCTCATGTGAGCGGCGCGCGGGTCTTTGATGTTGTCGAGTACATTGACATCAGCCGCAAGTCGCGCCTGGCTCGCCAGAAATTCCAATGCTTCCTTGATCATGGCTCGTTATCTCCAAACATGGTTTCTTGGTCGACGTTGTCAAGGCTGTCCGGGTTGAACAGCAACTGGCCGTTACCATGGACCCGCATCTCGACAGTCCGGCTCCGATGAGGGGGGACTTTCGAGGACGCGAAGCACTGCACCATCACGTTTTGGTCATCGTTCTCGATCGGGGTGACCTCGATCTGGAGAATGACGACGCGCGGTTTGAAGTCGGTAGGCCGGTCGTAACAGTCACGAGCGGCCCGTTCGAGATGTTTCCCGACGGCGATTGCGGTCTTGCCATCATCTAAGACTGACATCGATTTGAGATTGAATGCGGTACGGCTCAAGGATCACTCTCCTTTCGGGGTCTGCTTGTCTCTCAGTTTCCGGATGTCGGAAACCAAGAGCTCAATCACGTCGGTCGTGGCGAACGCGGGATCGATCGAGTTTGGATCATGGCCTTTCATGATTAGCCATAATCGCAATTGAATCTCGTCGAGATCTTTAAACTTCAAGACGATCACTGCGGTTGCTCCTCGGTTGGTTCGTCGGGTTCTTCGGACTCAACGACCACACCCTTGCCATCGCATGCGATGCAGTCGACGTCGTTGTCGTCATCGTCAGTTTCAATGCCGGTCCCACCGCAATGGGGACACTCAATCCACGTGACTTTTCCCATCGGTTTCCTCGGTTGTGTTGATATCAACGGCGTCACGTACGTTCTCGGTGGCTTCGTCAATGGTGATCTTGCGAGCTTTGGCATAGAGTTTGAGTGCGACGGCTAATTCGCGTTTAATGCGGCTCGGTTGCTCCTCGGCTGGGGGTTGCGTTGCGGCGAGAGCTTCCTCGGCCCTCAAAGCGTGAATTACCATGTTGTCGGCGACGATCCGCTCGTCGTCGTCGCCAAAACATGATTCCCAGAAAGCGTGTAGGGCACGCACGCAAGCCTCGTGATTCGCCGTCTCGCGAAGGCGATCAGTTACGACGTCGAGAACCCTGGCGCATTCGGGGAAATTTCCTTCGATCCCTTCGGCAATCTTGCGAACGTCGGCGATCATTGCCTCAATTTGCTCGGCTGTCACTTCGTCACCTCCTGCCCGGTTGCGGCGAGAGCTTCGGTCAGGTCGTCGCGCTTCTGGCGAAGCTCCCAGTCGGGAGCGGCAGCAAATCCAAATCCGTTGGAAGGATTTCCCTTGGCGTCGTAAACAGTGCGACTTTCGACTGATTCGAGGAGATCATCGATCCACAAGACTTTGTCGCGGACAGTCTCGGCCAATGCCTCGTGATTCGCCGTCTCGCGAAGTCGGGCGGCAATCAGATCGAGCCTTTCGGCCGAGGCGTGCCACCCGTGGTTTTGGCACGCTTCTTTAGCCACATTGAGTGCGTCGACCATCTCGTCCAGTGTCACGATGCCACCTCCTGCCCGGTTGCGGCAGCGATGACGTCACGGCGGAAGTCAGTAATGAAATCGCACCGGTGTTTGTCACCGCCAACGACATATCCATGCGCTATCAATAATTCTGTGAGTTCCCGCAAGTTTTCGGATTCTTTGGGACTGGAAAGGTTAGATTCATACCAACGCTCGTAAAGTTCATGCATCTGGCACGCGGCCAAGAGCATCGGCAACGCGGCGATGGCACGGGCGTTGGCGTCAGCCTCATCAGGGTTGTCTGCGAACGAATCAGCGAACACCATGCAGACGTCGGTGTACGTCTTGCCTTTTTCGTCCACTGCCGAGATAGTGATGAGACCCTGGTCTCTCGCACATGTTGGTGGGTCGATCGCCCACTTTCCCTCAGTAATCGGCACGGTACACCTCCTTTGGTTGGTTCAACTCTCGGTCACGTCGCATAGCTCGACGTCGATTTTGCACTTCGCATAATGCCCATTCGGCAGCGCAGTCGATCGAACAAAACACGATCGCGAACTTGTCGGGGCCGATCATCGCTAACCGCTCCCCGATCACTTGGGCGGGTACTCCGCATCGAAGGCATCTCTTGGGTTTCTTGGTTCGCACGGCCTCCTCCTGGTCAAAACGCGGGTTCATGGTCATCGTCGGTCGGCACAACGTGGGGCGCCGGCGGCTTGGTGGGGGGATGGTGTCGAGCTTGCCTGGCGGCGCATTGTAAAATCCGACACATCATCGGCGACAATCGATCCATCGATTAGAGTGACCCGGATGCCGACTTTGCCTCTGTATTCCCGAAAGCGCTTGCGGGCCAACGCGAACGCCGCGCTCATGCGCGAGCGATATCCTTCCAGGTGGACCGTGTCGGTATAGTCATCGACTATTGACCATACGTAATACATCTCACCCTCTCGGCGCTTTCAGCGCTCTCTTCGCCTGAATGATCAACTCGCGCACCACAGCGGCGCGATTCCACCTCAGTCCACCACTCGCTTCCCACCCAGTCACGATGGCGTCCAGGCAGTTTGACTCATCACGTGTCAACTCAACCTGGAGATAGCACGGCCGGGGGCGGACGCGCTTGGGCTTGGTTTCAGGCATTGGGTGCTCCGATTACCAAGCCGAGTTCTGACGCTTTCGGCATTGCATCCATCAGAGCGCGGCGTTCGGCGAGCAGAGCGGTTAGTTCTGGGCTATCCAACACGATGTCAGGATCACTCTTTCCGGCATGGGTGGAAAGGATGCTTTCTCGGAGAGCATCGATTCGCCCGTTCAAAGTAAACATGTCTCGCTGCATGGATCGTCGCAGAGCGACCAGGGCTTGGCGTTCGGTTTCAGTCATCTCGGTCTCCGTTCGTGATTCGGGCGTCGTCACTTCGTGAGACGCCTCAAGGCGTCGGTCATCCGCTGGATGACGTCGACGTCGTTGGCGCCCAGGATCGCGTCGAACACCGCCTGGGCGGCTTCCTTGGCGGCGTCGAGACGCTCCTGGGCGATCTCCTGGGTCGCGTCGTACGTCTCTCCGTTAATCTCCCGTTCGCAGTTGCCGCAGGTCGTCATCTCATGTCTCCGTTCGCGGTTCGGGGTCTCACTCACATCCAACACCCTGATAATACCGCCGAGGACATGTCCAGTCAATAGGCATGTCAGGAATTATTTTGAGATTGGCGTTTTGGCACTCCTGTCACGATTCGTCACGCTTGCGGCCGTACAAGACTGACACACGGTAGTGTCCGATGCGCCGGTCTCTGTACAACTCGCGAACCTTGGTGACTGATACGCCCAGTTGCGCGGCGGCTTGGCGGGGGGTCATGGGATGGGCCTCCTGCGCTCATAAGTAACAGTCGTGCAGCTTACGGATGTCTTTATGACTCGGATCGAATCTCCCACAATTTGCCATTCATCCGCCAAGAGTTCTTCGTGGGGAAACCACGTGTCGCCCTGGTAATCCCCGTGAACCCACGTGGCGATCACCTTGTCCCATAAATCCGATGTCGACCGGTAAACCTCGCCACCGCCGATGATGCAAAGCTCGGGTGTTCCAACAGCATCTAGGTGTATGATCGCGGTTACCGGAGACCAGTACACCGAGAATGGGTGAAATCCGCCGGCATCTTGAAACCCTGGTGAAAGAGTGCGACTGATCACGATATTCTTTCGCCCAAGCAAAGGCTTTCCGCCAAGCGATTCCCACGTCCTCCGTCCCATCAGGCACGGTTTGCCGATCGTGTAATCCTTGAACCGCCTCAAGTCGTCTGGGATGTGCCATGGAAGCTTGCCGCCCGAGCCGATCAGACCGTTGTAGTCCATGGCGACAATTGCCGTGATGGTCATGGGATGGCGCCCTCCTTGTGTTTCGCGGCCAACTGCGGCGAGACAAGACCGGACTGGCCGCACATGTCGCACCCGTTGCCATCACACCAGGGGCATCTGACGCTGATGTCCGCAAGGGCCAGGCGGATCTGTTGTTGCCAGTAGCCAGGCTGATACCACTCGACGTGCTTACTCATGGGATAGACTCCTCTCCGATGTCCACGCCGGTTCGCTGTTTGACGATCATGCGACCAAGCTTCATCCGGGTCGTTTCAATCGCACCCAACTCGACTGCCTTTGCGCGCTTAGCCATGCATATGTCGTAATGTTTATCCTGATACCATCGCCTGGAAACGCCGATCGCGTCGGCCATCGCGTGCAACTCTTCGGCTGTGTCGGCGCCCATGTGACACATGATCATTCGGCCGTACGGCGCTCGCATGTCATCAACGTAGACACTCATGGGATTGCGCCCTCCGTGAGCTGGTAATGTCCAGGGAACAACTTGACCACCAAGTCTCGCGGGGGTGGATCGGCGCGCAGCGAATCGCGAACCTCCATCAAGATCAGGCCAAGCCAGTTCTGGCCCTTTCCGTTCACTTCACCCCAGCGCCGATTGACTTCATTATCGACCGTCGCGCACTCAACAATTCGCGAGTCGCTGGTCGACAACAAGATATTGGCATAGTCGTGGCACTGTCGAAATTTGGATTCGACGACGCGCCGCATCCTGTCCCGTCGACCTTGCGACCATCCGGGCGAGATATCCCAGGCGTAAAGCCCATGGGCTGCCATTGCCAGCAACGAAGGACTGGGCGCCGCCATAAGCCATTCTCGCACCTCTGGCTTCCGAGGCTTTCCGAATTGATACGCATGCTCGGCGGTTGGAAAAACCAGTCCATCAAAAACGAATGTGGCGCAACGGAGATTAGAGAAACACCCGTACGGCTTTTCATTCGCCCGATAGAATTGGATATCACTCACTTCGCCTTTCTCCTCATCCACTTGGCCACCAGGTCCTGCACCGGCGGGGGAACGACCTCCACCATTCAAAACGCGGGTTCGTCGTCAGTCGTCGGTACAACGTGGGGCGCCGGCGGCTTGGCGCGGGGACCGGCACCGAAAATGGATGCGCGGGTTGGCGATTCTGGGCGATTCTGTGTGAGGGGCAAGGATGCCACCTGGTGGCGTTGATCGCCCCAGTCCGTCTGTTGGATGGACTTGGGCGTGGAAGGGTCGTCAGACGACCACAGAGAGCCTGGATTGCCCATTAGAATGCGGAGGCTTGGTGTCCGGTCGTAAACATCCTTGGCTGTGTGCTGGTGATTCACGGAGATGGTTTGACCCGCCGTGCAAGCGCAGTAGGCCGTCGCTCTCAGAACCTTCGACTTGCGAAATCCATCGGCCGTTTCGACCAAAACCGAGGGAATTCCCTCATAGTCCCGGTGGAAAATCGTGACCATCCCCTCGCCACCACAGAACGGACAGTTCATGCTCTCAGTTTTGGCTTGCTGGAGAGCCCCCATTGGCGGTGTCGGCGAGTTTGCGTTGTTCGGCGGCATGAGCTTTCCTTTCGTCGAGTTGGCGTCTCAGTTCGAGCGCGGGTGCTATCGCGGCATCGCAAGCCGCCTGGCTCGGTCGAAGCGTGTTAGTCGGTGGCTGCGCCGGCTTGCTATCCGGACGGTGGAAGCCGTTGCCGTTCGGCGTGACAGGGAAAAGCCCCTGGTAGGACTTCAGGATCGATTGCTGGAGGACATCCGCCGGGGAGTGGCCCTCGGAGCGGAGTTGCTCCAGGGTCTTCACGGCGAGCTCCTTGGCTCGCGGGGTGGCTGGCTTCCGGATTCGTTGCCGCATGGCCAGGTAGTCAGCCCAGTCCGTCGGGGGTATCCAGTCCGGAAGAACGAACGCGACAACATGCCCCTTGGGGGGCTTATGGGGGGTATTTTCTTTCTCTTTCTCTGAATCTGAATCTTCGGGCGCGCGATTACGTGACATGTGCGTGACAGGCGTGTGACTTGTTACGTTACCAGTTACGTTACCAGTTACGTTGCCCGTTACGTTACCTGTCACGTGACATTTTCCGGGGTTCTGGCGGTCCCTTTTCCGCTTCCTTCGCTGGCGTTCCGCGTCGCTCATTCCGTCGCCTTGCCAGTGTTTCCAATCGTGTACCACGTAACCACTTAGGCGTTTTTCGATCAGGCCCTTGTCAACAAGTTTGTCGATCATATTTTGAGCCTCTTCGATGGTCGTCCTGGACTGGAACGCGATGGTCGAAAGTGGTGGCAATAGGCCGTCCCGATCGAACCGCAACGACACTAGCAAGAGGTTGAGCCACACCTTGACTTGGTCGCCGTTTAGCGATTGAATTTTCTCGTTGTCGAGCGTTGTCGACCATAATTTGAGCCAAGGCTTATGCACGTGACTACCCTTGTGACTTTCCACGTGACATGTCACGTGACATTTTCGTGACAGTGCCGTGACAATGCCGTGACTTGACTATTTTGCAAGTCTGCCATGTTTGTGGAATAGGTCGTGACAATCACGACACAGGTTGACCCAAAACCGGAAGAGTTCCGGGCGCAGGGACTGCACCTTGTCGTTGCGGTAAACCTCGTTGTAAAACCGAAACCACTTCATTAAATTGACCCCATCAGACGCGCCGGGGGGGTCTTCGGTCATATCCAAGTCTCACTGCGTGCTCTCGCACGGCATCCTCGATTGTGGTGGACTTGTCGCGTCCAGCATGACCTGCAAGTCCATCGAGCCAGTCGTGCCACTCAGGAGTAGCCTTGACGGAGAGGACTCGCTTCTGTCGTCTTTTGGGGGGATTTGCTGTTTGCATGGGTTTAGATACTAACTCCGTGCGTACTGTTAGTCAACTCAATTTCCTCACAACTTCCTCTTGCGCATCTCATCCAAAATCCCATCAAGAGTGATATTGATCGTCATGATTCCCCACGAAATGGACACCAAAAGCCCGACGGTAACTGACATGAAGAAGTCGCTCATCGCGCCACCCCATTCTCATGTCTCTCGCAAACCTCAAGGCATTCCCAGAGCGTCCCTGGGTCGCCCATGATTTTCCCAATAAATGGTTGCCACCTCTGGCCGCTGAATTCCCGGTAGACAACCCGGTACATCACCCTGGTCAATCGCCGATCTGTATTGCGAACTGCGATCAGGTCGCCGTGGTCGCTTTGAATCCAATCAATCTTGGTCTCAGTTTCGCTCATCTCGGCCTCCCTTCGTTTTCGCCTCAAACATCTCTCGTGTCGCCTTGACCAGAAATTCGATCTCCTCAAGCATGTCTTGGTTTATCCCGAACCGAAAATTCTCGGCGGTTTGCGTCAAAGCTATGACCGGGTCTAATCCCTCGTTCTGGATCACGTAGATAGCCAAAGTGGCCAATAGTCGCAGGTCCGCCATCTTGGCTAGCATTGCCGACTCTGGACCATCGGGGTCCCTGCGAGCGGCCGTGAGAAACCATAACTCTTCCGCGTCAGTCATAGTTCCACCTCATCAAAATAACTGCAATCGTCGTAATCGCCAGAATCCCGGCAGTTGTCGCACAACCCATTTCCAAATTCAAATGATTCGATGCCACCCCAGAACAATCCGCATAAATAGCAGAACCCGGCTTCTTGGGAATGCTCGGGGCACCAGTAACCATTCGGGCCTTCGCCGTCTATGTCACACGCATTCGTGTAGCAAGGATTGCCAACCCGAACGCATCCATCATGCTCGCATGGCATGATTTCCGATTCAGTCATCGAATCCTCCCGCCGCTTCAATAAATTCGGCCAAAGCTTGATTGAACTTCTCGCCGATCCGCTCCTCGTTTTCAAATGCGTCAACCCATTCGGAGGTGTCATTACATTCGGATTCGGCTTCCTTGGTCGCCTCTTTCGCCGACTGGTATTTCTCGGCGATCCTGGCGAAACGCTTTGCGATTTCTGTAAACTTACTCATTCGTCTCTCCAATCAAAAATCTGAATCCCGGCCTTGGTCGCTTCCACGAACATCGATTCAGTCCCGAGACCACCAGGAAACAAAACCACAGCGTCGGCATAGCGGGCCATCACCTCGTTTCGCAGCGGCCCCGCACGTTTTCCAAAGGCTTCACAGTCCGGTTTGAACTGCGTGACGGGAATCCGATGAGCACGAGCCCATTTCTCGCCGCATTCATCGACACCCTTCGCTCCGCCGGAAATCACTTCAGTGACATTGAAATCCGCGTATAGGGCGTTGAGTTTCAGAATTTGGGTCATGGTCAACTGTCGACTCCGGCTTCCCGCGATGATCAGTTTCATGGCTGGTACTCCACTGATTTCCGAATGTGGTCTGCCCACATATGTAATTTCCGGTTCTCTTCCTTGAGTCGAATTATCTCTTTTGTGTCAGCCTCTCGCATTGGATCATAGTCAACCGAATCAGCCCCGTCGATCAAGTAGATCGCGGATACTCCAAGGGCTTTCGCTAGCCTGAAAATCGAGTGTACGGTCATCCGTTGCCGTCCACACTCCATATTGGTGATCGAGGTTCGGCTCAAGCCGCAAGCCCTGGAAAGATTGTCCTGATTTAAATTTAGCTGCTTTCGCAGCGACCGAATCCGAATGCCTATGTGACGATAATAGGCATCCTCTTGTTTCTTTTGCTGCTTCCTGTTCACGTCACCTCCTCCTCCATCGGCGGACTCGTGTAAAGCTGTTGCATGACCCACGACACCTCGGCCCAGTAATTGCACTTGGGACACTTCGCTATCCCGGTTCGGATATCACTGTAAAGGGGAGCCGCGACAACCTTGAAATTCGCAGCGGCCTCTATCGATCCGCATTTGGGACACCGGATCATTTCGGCGGCTAGAAATGGATTTCGGCCCACGTCGCTCACATGCACCGCCCCCAAATCGGAATTCCCTTTCGCCGAACGCTGGCCAACTCATGGAGCACTTCAGAGAGGCGTCGTTTGGCCTCGCCAATAGTCTCACGATCCATGACCTGATTTCCACACCGCTCGTCTTTTTCCATTCGCTGCAATTTCACCAGTAATTCGCCGTCGCTCATGATTTGTCTCCTTTGGTTATTTATCATCCAGGTCACTCAGGGAGCGGCCATGGATCGATTTCGGCGGCTTTGAATGAACGGCCTGTCTGTCCTTTGAAGAATGCATGGATCGCCGATATCGTGATCATGTAAAGGTCGGCGCGGCTTGTTCGGCCACCTTGGACGATGTGAGCGTTTTTGAGATCGTCGCACCACTTCCGAAAATTCACAGCGGCGTGCTCGCTGGGATTGTCGGCTAATTGTGTCGCGAGAACCTGCATGAAGCGAGACAGTTTCTCGCGATCCATGTAGTAGTACGCACGTGCGACAGCAGCCCGGATCGGTGCAGAGTTAGGAGCTGTGGCGTAGAACTGTCGAGAGAACCGGATTGCTTGCCAGTGATTTATCAAGAAGTGGTGAATCTGATTCGTAGTCAATAACGAAGTCTCTGGGTCGATCCGGGCGTCCCCGTTCTTCGCTCCCCCGCTTTTCATCATCCGGGCAATCGCGACATCCTTGTTGTCCGGAATAAAATCAAGATTGTCAGACATGATCTTGATCTGATCATGGGGCGCTCTCCGGGCGTGCAAGTCCATTGCGACGACCGCGTTCTTAGGCACATTCCGTGCCACGAGTAGCCAGCATCCGATGTCGGCTTCGATGATCGCCTGAAGCCTGTGTTGGCCGTCGATCATATCGTGATTTTCATCGAGCGCGATTCCCTGGTGCGTGGGCAGAAATTCTCCGCTTCTGATCGCGGCAGCGAGCGATGACACCCACAACTTGCGGAGCGTCCGGTTTCGCTCAAGGTTTCGCTCCATCAATTCCCGCGCGCGGTCAGGCGTGATGAATTCCCACGATAGTGTGATCTGGGGCTTTCTGGGGAAATCAGATAAAGGAAGTAAGCTCATGCAACTTCTCCTGGAGAAAGGCGTGTCGTCTCGGCGGAAAGTTCCCGAAGTTGATCTGCGATGCGGGCAAAGTCTTTCGCGGAGCTCTCAGCAAAGTCGATGGCGCTCGCGACACGATCGGGCTTCCAGTCGTGTGCGACAAATTTAATGCCGCCATATTCGTGGATGCGTTTCATTGCAATAGCGTGGCCGTCGATCAGGTTTTTCCAGATCGGGCCCGAGTAGGGAAGATGGGCCTTGGGAGTGATCGGCTTTTGAATGCTTGGCCCGCGACGATCGGTCAGTCCAAGAGCGTCCCTGTCCTTGGCAAGCGTGGACATGCCGATCTTGAGGTCTACTGATGCCACCTTGATCGTGGCATCAGGGTTGGCCTCGAAATACTTTCTTACCGCCTCTCGCCGCTTGGGGACAAGCTTAGTCCTGGAGTCCGTAGCGGCACTCGTGATACTCTTGCCATTCGCCACAGCCTTCATTTCGGTGTCATCTCCCGTCTTCTCGGCATAATCAAGGATCGTTCGCGAACGCTCCACCGTAGCCTGACTGATTCCAAGAGCGTCTCCGGTTTCCTTTGCGGTCTTGTGGTGGCCATAGAGAGGCTTGGAATCAAAAGCATCCCGAGATGCTTTTGATTTTTCACTCTTGTGATCACCTCCCGAACCGCGCCTTTTGTCCACCGCGCTGACCGCCACGAGTATCGCGCCATGGGACAACTGGCGCCTATTGATTTGACGACAATAAGCGTAGATGATCGCTTCGTTTTCGTCCGGCTCATCCCGGAAAATAACGGCAACCAGAATATTGTGTTTGATCGCCTGTGCCACTCGGGTGTGACCGTCAAGCACAACGTTTTCTTGTCGCCATACCACCACGGGCTCAGCGGGGTCGTAGCCTCCTTTCATTGACTCATAGATGCGTGACTCCACGCCTACGTCGGCGGTAAACAGTGACGTGAATGGTTCTCGCGTGCGGAGTTCATTGGGGTCAATCCAAACCACGTTACTCTCAGCGTCGTGTGGCATTTAGGTGTCTCTCTCGTGTCATCGTTTTCGCCCAAGCCCAATACTCGTCCCACCCCAATGGCGGCGGAATGACCCGAGCGAGCCACGCCGCGAATTCAGCCTCGGCCAGCTCGCCCGGCTTGAGCCGCTGGCGTTCAGCGGCGTCATCAGCGGCGTTGTGCGGCCAGGTCATGGTTTACCCTGATGCTCGTTCTCGTAATCATCGGTGCTTGCGTAGGGTGATATCCGAACGCAACTCTCACCTAAGACTCGATCATCTCGTTTGGCAGCGTCGTCCTCGTCGTACTCAACCTCGATCTCGTCACATGGCAGGAATGACGGGTCTGTAATTTCGGACTCCACGTCAGCATTGACGAGACTTTTTCTCAACCACTCGCAGTGCCCTTCGAGCATCCGTTCCGCGTGCTTGTGGAGGGCAGCCATCAGCACGTAGGGATCTTCTCCCTCGCAGATCGTGGCCTTGAAACTCATTCCCGGCTTGAGGTTCGAGTAACTATAAAGCGGATGCGGAATCACCCGGCCCACGTGGACCGTGATCTCGGTAATCTTCATGATGGGTCTCCAAACGAAGAAATCACCGCCCCAGCAATCCTCGACTCAACAACCGATTCCACGAACATGCGTGGATATTCCGGATTGCCCTGGTTGGCCAGTTTGACAGCGAGACAGTTCGCGTTCCACTCGACGCGATTCTGGCTTGATTTCATCAGGTCGATCACGCCTTGCTTGGTTTTCAGTGCTGTACTCATACTGCTTTGCATCAAAAGTCTCCTGTCTCATGATCATCAAATCGACAGTCATCGTCGTACCGATCGAACAACGCGAATTCGACTTTTTTAAGCAGATCCGAATCCTCGTGCAAGAGTTTCCAGAACGCCTCTTCGATTGGGGATGCCTGGACCCTCGATTCATCATCCGAGTCGACGGGCCATATCAACTCAACCGCCGTGATATTGCACTCCCCCTCCGGCGGATAGCAATTCTCCGGAGGTCCACAGGTATTTCCAGGGTCGTACGAAACATCGGCGGAGATCGCGAATTTCCAGAAACCCTTAGCGAGAACGTGCTCCGATGGCAAGTTTTCACCGATAAACTCGAATGTGATTGAAGTCACCGATCACCTCTCTGGGTCATCAAATTCCGCCCCAACCTCGGCTGGACGCAAAGCCGAAAGCTTGGCCTCCAGGTAATCCTTGGTCTCATCCGAAATGAAATCCTGGTCCGACTCCCACTTGTCGATCATCAGGGTTCGGACCTTGTTCTTGTCGTGCTTGCCATTGGTCTGGAGCATGGCATAGTTGGCCTCGCCGACGATCGATTTAGCGACATGGTTAACTACCTGCTCCAAGGCAACGTGATCCTTGGAGTAGTCCATCTCGGTGTGATCCTTGGCCAGTTTGGCAAGCTCGGACTCGTACTTGTCAATTTGGCCCTGAATGAACCGACCGAACTCCGTGGTGGGCGCGGTCTTTGTGGGTTTGGCTGACTTGGGTTCATTTGCGGGATCAGTCGATTCCGGCGGACCAGAATCAGCAAGCGGTGGCTCAATCGCGGGCACCGGCGGAGCTGGAAGGCGTCTGCGAAGCTGCTCGTTGAGTCGGCTTATCGCTGGGTCGCGGACGGGCTCAGATTCGATCACCTCGATCTCATCGGCCATCGGAATTCCCATTGCCACGCCAGGCATGATCGCGTTGATTCCCTCGGACTCAGCCCGCGCCCGCAACATTGCCGCTGGCCAGCGATGCCAATTAGACTTGACCTTGCCATCCTTGCCGTAGACGACGCCCTTGCGCTCGAAATCGTCGAAGGTTAAGTCCACCAAGAATGGGTCCGGGTGAAGCACTGGATGTCGAAACGTTGCCCGGCAAACCTTGTCATTGGTTTCGAGCCATTCGATTTGGCCGCCCGCCGCCTGGAATTCCGCCAGGAGGCACTTGGCTTTCATTGCGGGCACGTTCTCGATGATGTCGTACCGCATCACGCCCTCAATCATGGCGAAGCCCCGCGCACGAGCCAACATCATGAGGACCATGACCTGTTGGGGGGTCATCGGATTGTAGCCGGCTTTAAAACAGCCGCTCTTGGCGATCTCATCCGCCATCTCACGCATCTCCGCGAAGGCCATCATGCCCTCACGGCGAACCAGCTCCGTTGACGTCGGTTCGACTGTTACTAGATCTGCCCCATTGCGATTCATTCGGTTCCTCTTTCGTTGTTAGGGTTTTTGGCCCAATACGGACACGTCGCACACGTCGGCCTGACAGGTTCACTCATCTCCCCTCCTCCGGTTTCGTGACTCCAAAATTAACACATTCCGCATACGTGACATGGACAGTCCCGTCGGATGCTTCGACAATCGCCGCCGGAAAGTTCCCCGGTCCCCATTCGTCCTCTTGGTGACCTTGCACGAAACAATGGAATATCCCAGACCGCCAATAGGACTGAAACCAGCCGCCCACAATTCCCGCTTCCGGCTGGGGGTTGATCCAGACGCGGGCCGGACGAAACCAACACTGCCTACTCATCTCCCCTCCTTCGGACCAATTACCTTGAACTCCACCCAACTCGACGCCTTGGTCGTGGACGCCTTCCTTGACCGCTCCGTCCGCTTTGTCGTATATGGCCCAATTCGAGCCAACGCCGCATCGCCGGTCGCCAGTCGTAATGCCGCCTCATGCACAGCGACCTGATCATCCGCGTAGGACCTGGCTTCCTTGGCCTCGAAATAAAGCCGGGCGTGATCAATAAGTTCGTGGTCCTCGATAACGAGTTCCGCCTGCTCATTAACCCGCGTGAACCGGTTTTTCAGATAGTCGCAATCTTCGGGGTCAAACTCGTTGGGCATAATGCCGAGGTCAACGCTTTCCTTGAATCGGCTGACAAGCTCGACGACAGTCTCGATCAGTTCATCGTCGCGATCGATCAGGAAGTGCATGAGCTTAAGGTTGGCTCCGTCAAAGCACGCCCATCTTGCTGATGGCTTGTCGCAAACCCACATCTGCCACGCCGCCTGAATGTGGGCTTTGGCAGGCAGTGTATTTGGGTTGCCGTCGACTAAGTTGCGTGCCGCAATCCAGGTGTGAGCCTTGGAATCGGCGATCTGACCGTCCTCGGTGACCATGTCGATCAGCGCTGTTGCCCACGGATATTCAGGGTGCGCCACCAAGACCTGTGTTTCCGAGATCTTGAGTCCCAGATCTTGCTCAAAACAAGCCGCGATGTCATCCTCAAGCCAGTTTCCCCAACGGAAAAGATTCCGGGTGAATTCGTCATGATCGCCCGAGGGTTTCCCTTCCCGTTTTTCGTACCACAGTTTGAGCCGCGATGAACCGAGATGGCCCTTTCCACATATGATCACCGCATCTGAGGCTCCGATACCACGGAGGGCGAATACCTGCTCTTTGGTAAGTCCTTCGGTTGGTATCACGTTCATTCCGTAGACTCCACTCTCGAAGCTACGGGCCTCTATTTCATCATTCATGTCTCGTCCTCCTTAGCCCAAATCCGCTGAAACCATTCTTGATAGACCGCCAATGGGTCGTCAGGCACCGACAACTCCCGCATCGTGAACCAGTGATTCAATTCCGCTTCGCTCGGCCAGTAAGCCGCCGCCATCTCGGCTCGGGTATTGGCCTCGTATTTGGCGATATCCTGGGCTTCGAGGTCATCCCGGCATTCAGGGCACCAGAGATGACTTCTGTGTGGCTCAAGATCGCGGCAAGTTCGTACGCACATTCACTCGTCCCTCAAAGTATGAACCCCACAATCGTAGTAGTAATCAAAAAAATCCTCCTCGACCTGATCGCGAATCTCGATAAACTCGTCCAGCCATTCGCGGGGACACCGAGCCAACGCTTTGTCATCGTCGATCCACCCCAAAAAATCGCGTTTGTGTCGACCCAGTACCCCCCCAGTGTGGCCACCAGCGGTGCCGATATACTCAAGATGCCGCGTCCGAATGATTCGGGTATTGAATGCCATCAGTATCCTCCACGAGTTCCCACTTCGCCCGAAAATCCCGCTGTGAATTCCACAGTGCGCCGCCGAGAATCTTGTCCGCCTGGTCCTTGAACAGGTGGCGGGCGATCCAGGTCTTACCGCTTTCCCGCCAGGTAATTTCGATACCGGTTTCGGTGCCGGTCACCGTAATTGATTGGCCTTGGATCATTCAAAATAGTCCTTAAACGAGGTCCGATGGCACTCACGGATCGTCATTCCGCTAACCGGTTCTCTGTGCTCGTTATCATGAACACCCATAACTTCGTAATCTTCCCACCCTGGATCGCGGCCGACCATTGCACGAAATGCGGCCTTGTAGGCGTCGTGCTCTTTGTACGCCGCCTCTGAGACTCCAAGGCCACCCTTCATCAAAATCGCAATTAGTTGACCGGCTGTCCGATTGCAGGCAGCGAGCAGTTTGGCGGCTTCCTCGGCCTTCATGTCTTGCTGATTCTGATTGACCATTGCCGCGATACTGCCACAATAATCCTTGGCCTCTGATGTGCTGCCACATCTAATGCAGGTCGATCGCTGTTCTCCCCAGAAGATTGTGACCCAAGGCTTCATGCATTTGAGACTGTCGGAGTTTTCAAGTGCATTCATTGGATTTGGCCCCCAGCTCACAGCCATGATAAATGACGGGTCGATGAACTCGCCGCCCTTCAGTTCGATCAGTTTTGGATTCATGCTTGCTTTTTCTGGTCGCCTTTCGTCAGCTTGCTTGGTAGGTTCTCTTGCAGAAGAATCTTGATCCATTGCTTCGTCCCCCCCATCCGCGTCGTCCCGATTCTCCTCGTCTCCACAGCCAAATTTATATCGAAACTGTCTAGACGTGTCAAGACAGTTTGCTAGAATTTTTCAAAGGTTTTTTCGGAGAATCCTCAGCAAGTCCTTCCCGTACAGCCTTTTCATGGACTGCATTCTCAATTACCCGTGTTTTATCCAATCCCTCAAAGTGAACGGACAGGGCATTGATTTCGCGGACGGCCTGGGGGGTAAATCGATAACCGCGACGAATACGTGGGTTGCTTCTAGACATCGTGATTCACCTTATGAATAGGGAGTCCTGTTACCTGCTCAAATATTACCAAAGTGTCTTGACAAGTCAATACAGTTTGCGTATTGTTCACCAAGCGAGAACAGGCCACCGATCAATCGAACATCACAAGGAGTTAAACCGTGAATCCGATCCTTCGCGTCAGCTTGGATGACCCCGATTTCATGCGGATTCAGAGTCGACTTCAGTGTGGTTCTCATGACTCGGACGAGTTTCGACTTCTCGTTCTTGCTCGCTACTTTGACGATGTGATCCACAAAATTCTAGAGAAAACTTCTCTCCAAGAAGTCGAGTACAATTATCGCCATAATAATCCGGACCTTTTGGAGAAAAAACTGAAATGGATTGCTAATGTTTGCCGCAATGCCAAGAAAGGCGAACCGATTCCACATTATTGGGAGAAGGGCTAAGCCATTTTCGAGTCCTAGTTTATCCCTCCAGAGGAGAATTCCGAATGGGTCGCGAAGTGAGACGAGTTCCCAAAGATTGGCAGCATCCACTAAACGAGGATGGCCACTTCCTGCCAATGTACGACAAGGATTACGATTCCGCCGCCGAGGAGTGGCTTCAAAAATGTGATGCGTGGCGAGATGGAACCCATCCTGATTGCGCCGAATACAAGGCCGACCATCGTTATTATTGGGATTGGTCGGGCAATCCTCCGGAACAAGGTTATTATCGTCCAGTGTGGACCGAGGAGCCAACCCATTACATGATGTATGAGAACACGACCGAAGGGACCCCAATCAGCCCCGCATTCGCCACGCCTGAAGAGTTGGCCCAATGGCTGGTCGATAATGGGGCCAGTGCCTTTGGGGGCGAGACCGCCTCTTATAAAGGTTGGCTCGCCACGGTTCGCGGTGGTTATGCCCCATCAGCGATTCTTGACAGTGTCAATGGCTTGCGATCTGGAATGGACTTCGCGGCAGAAGACAAACCCGGAAGGATAACCCAGTGAGCAACAAGCGAACCGTGGCGACTGACGCCCTGGAAACCTAATCGCCCCAGACAAACTAGCCAAGTATTTCTCTTGTTCTTGCTGAGGAGACCCCAATGTCCCGAGTTGACCCGCTACCCAAATTCAACCCCGAGTGGATCACGCGGAGTTTTGAGGCCCACGAAAACAAGGTCCTCGAAGCCTATCGCGAGACCCACGGCGACATCCTACCGTCCACGCCATTTGTGATCTATATCGAGGCCAGGTACGAACTCAATCCCCTGCGATTCACTCACTATCATCCCCGGCTCGGCGAATGGATCAAGGAGTCACTCGTCGCGAGCGAGCCGCCTCCGTCGACTCCAGGACACGTGACGCAGTCTTCGTCACCGCCAGGCCCACCACAAGGCGGAGGCGTTCCCGAACCATCGTCGTGGGTTCTGTGGGCTATTGGATTGAGCGCGGTGCTTTTGTGGAGGAAGTGGCAATGAGGATCGACGACGACGCTCAGTTTGATCCCTTTCTCGCACTCCTCCGCTTCAATCGCAATCCAGTGGCAATGGTGTCCGGAATCCACGAACAAGTGAAAACCGAGCTATTCGCCCTGATCTGGCCCGTGTCCCAAGCCAACTTTCTCAAATCGTATGAAGTGTGGGAACGAGAGATCAAGGCTGTCGTGGTGCGGTTCAATGCCGCCAATAATACGAATTTTGATCCCGACGTGATTTTCAAGGAATGGGCGAAAATTCAGGCAAAACCAGAACTAGGACGGATTATGATGACGGTTGCAAAAGAGAGGTCGTGCTCGATTTGCGGTGACGCGATCCGCTTCGATTGTTTCGACCCCATAACCAACGAACTTTATCTCAATGATCAACTCGTCGGAGTTATCGTCAATGCCGTAGGCAACCCCAAAGCGACAAGATCAGCCTGTGTCGCATGCCACCTCGACGGCGGTCGAAAAAAGCCGATCGGAAAATCTTCGGTCGATCACCCAGGTTCTTGATGGAGTCGATAGCGTGCAAATCATGAATGAGCGAGAGCAAGTCCGGTCGGTGGCATCGCGGTGGAAATCGCAGTACCCACAAGATGTTGAAGTACTGGGTGACGAGCGCAGCGATGACATCTTCGCCAAACTTGAACAGTTAAACCTGGAAACTGCGACCGCCCAAGATGTAGCCGCGATCATCGGTAACCCATCTTGGGTCTGCCCCCAGAGATGCAATGAATGCGAGAAACGTTCATTTGAGGCTTTTGCCCTGTTGGCGCTGTTCCATTCCCTGGCATCCCAGAGATGCAATGAATGCGAGAAACGTTCATTTGACTGTGTCAGACTTGGGGAAGAGTGCTTAAGAACGGCTCTTGGGCTTATTGAGGAGAATCGGAAATGCGTGGAATGATCCAGTGCCTTGCCGTCGGGCTTGTGCTTGCCACCTCGGTTATCGCGGCGTCGCTCATCATCGAGCGGCTCTCGGTCCCCGATCTACATGCGGGGAAACCGAACCATTCGCCGAAACTGGAACCGTATTACATGCCCCAGATCACCAAAGTCCGATAGGACAGTGCCCAATCTCGGTAGCTAGTGCCACCTTGAGCTTGGCGGGACATCCACACTTTGAACATCGCTCCCGAGCGTGATCAAAAAACTCGCATGTGTCACAAATCGCCAGCCGTCGGTTCTTCTCGTCAATATCAACCAGAACCGGTTTCCCCTGAATAGCCGCTCCAGCAACTCGACCGAGAGCCCCAATGGCGTTTCCCGCCTGCTCTAGCAATGACGGATACGCGAGGGCTTTCGGTCCATTTATTGCCTTAGCCAAGACTCGCTGGCGGTGGACCACGTGATCCGGATGTGTCTCGCCGCACAGTTCGCGGAGTCGTTCATTCTTGGTGCGAGCCACCTCGGATTCAAGAGCCTCGGGCCACTCCATAATCACTCCGTGATCGTGATTGTGTTGGCGGCTCCAGCCGAATAGCAGCAACCACCCGTGTTTCCGCAACTGCAAATATAGATGCCATCACCGTCGAAAATCCCAGTCGGGTCACATGGTGTCATGACCTGCTCGACGTCGACCGGAACGTCGGCACTCAGGGTCAATGACTGCGGCCCACAAGACGGGTCACCGACACAGCATTCGGTCAAATAGTATCCAACCTGATTAATGCAGCATGGATTCGGCGGTGGAGCGAAATTACTAACCTCAAGCCCATTGGCACACGACGGTGGAGCGATGCTAATTCCAACTCCGCAACCAGGATAGCCAGCGACAGTTGATGGCCACGTGTAAGTAATCACAGATCCTGGAGATGCCGATAAAGCGCAGTAAGATGGGAAGTCCCATGTCACTGACCCAGTCCAGACCTGGGTCAAGGAACTGTACGCCATCGCGCACGCCCCAGTTGCTGTGTCGGTCAACGAAAGCGTGGTCGGAGCCGGGTCCTGGTAGCAGCAAATTCCTGGGCTGGAATAGACGAAGGCATATCCGCTCGCCGGCAAAAGGTTAAGAGTTACGAATCCTGTACCGCAAGCTGAAACTGTAATAGAGCCGCTCTGTGTGGCATAACGAGATTTGCTCACAGTCCAAGTATAAGTTCCAGCGGGCACGTACGAGATCGTGCACTGGCCAAGTGCGTCTGTAGTGCAGGATTGCCCCGCGACCTCGCAGAGCGCGCCGGGGAGCATGGAAAATATCGCATTGCAGCCGCCGATCGAAAACATGACGGCCGACAACCCGGTCGGGGTCATCTCGATCACGTACGAATCACCGCATGTCAAGGTCTGGGTTATACTATAAGTGATATAACCGCTGGCGGCAATCATGACCTCGTACAGTCCGCTTGACGGGATCGATACCACGCAACAACCGGCGATCACTGACGTGGTACAATCGCTGACCGGAATGCCACCGCTCAAGACTGTAACGCTGGCGCCAGGGAGTGGGGTTCCGTCCGGGCAGCCGGTTATGCAAATGGTTACCGAACAGCCACCCGCGCAACAACCGCACGCAAGCCAGCCGATGCCAGGGCCACCGCTCGGAGCCGGGCCAGGAACTTCCAGTGGCCAGAGAGCGGAAATCGGAGTCGCGGATTCGGGTGCGATTCCCAGCATCAGTTTATGGTGTCAACAGCGACGTTAGTGCAAGTGATCGTGTTTGACGACGACGGCACCGACCACGTGATCGTGAGATCAAGAGGATTCGTGAGCGGAGTCCCCGCGAAATTGGATGGCGTCGTCGTCACCATGCCCGCGACAAAGGCCCCGAGTGCCGGGGTTTCGGATAGGAATTTCCCTTGGGTCCAAACAGTGCCGGAGCCCCCGATTGAGTAGATCGTGATCTCGGCCGTCACTTCCCAGTAGTCGTTACTTAGGCTTAAGGGGACCGCGACCGCCCCGCTCGTCGCCAGCACATTCGAGCCAGCCTTGAAGTTAAACGTGACATTACCCGCGACCGCCCCCAAACTCGACCAATAGCCCATGGCTCTAAAACGGACTGTCTTGCCCGCGATAATATCCGCTGTTGGAATCGTGAGCGAGCCAGTACCCGAGCCGATCAGGGTGGTTTCAGTGCCCGTATTGACTACCGTCGCCGTGGCGGTCATCGTGAAGAGGGCGTAGCGTCCAGCTCGACCTGAGACGGTCGTGCCATTGGATGCGTACCAGGCGACCTGCGGGGTGGTCCCCGAGTTCACGGTGCCCGATCCGCCACCGCCGGGCTGCCATGCCGGCAATGCCCCTGCTCCAGCCGATGTGAGCACCTGTCCGTTGGTCCCTAATCCACTCACTTGCTGAAGGGCCGCCGTCGAATTCGTGCCGCCGCAAAGAACCGCGTAGGCCGTCAGGCTAGTATTTCCCGTGCCACCGTTGGCGACCACCACAGGTGAATTCAGGCTGAACGTGCCGGACGTCGTGATCGTACCCCCATTTAGTCCAGTCCCCGCAGTGATCGAGGTGACGGTGCCCCCTGATGATGGCGATGTCCAGACTGGAAGCGACCCATTGCCGTTCGAGGTCAGTACATAGCCGGAATTGCCGAGGCTGCCGACCTGCTGAAGAGGTGCCGTGGAATTGGTTCCACCGCACAAAAGGGCGTACGGCGACGTCGAATTAATGCTCGTGCCACCGTGGGCGACAACAAGGGTGCCGTTGGTGATATTGCCGGCGTTAGTCGCATCAATCGTGGCCGACGGAGCAAAGGACGTTCCATTGGTCTTACTAACCGTGATCGCTCCGGTTTTCGCAATAACCGCATCGCCTGACATGGGCTCGAAAGCTGGGTTGTTGCCTGAGCCCTGATCGATCAGGAGTTGGCCGTTCGTGCCCGTGACGGCGAAGTTGACGACGCTCGTCCCGTTGCCGATCAGAACCGCCCCATTTGGCAGGGTCATGAGACCCGTGCCACCGTTGGCGACCACCACAGGTGAATTCAGGCTGATCGTTCCCGTCGTGTTGATCGGGCCACCCACAAGCCCGGTGCCCGTGTTGACTTGGGTCACGGTGCCAGTGCCGACAGCCGCAACCAGGGAATTTCCGGAGAACGACAACCCTGATCCCAGGGAGATATCGGCGACGTTCGCTGTGGCGTTCGTGGGGTTTCCCACGAGACTAAATGAATTTGACTGGCGAAATAGGCCGGCCGTGATGCCGTTAGAGTTAACGGCGACGGTTCCGGTTGTTGTAATAGGACCACCAGTGAGTCCCGCGCCGGTGTTGAATGACGTGACAGTCCCACCACCGGTGCCTATCTCAGTCAGGATCGTGGCGGGACAGGTGACGAAGACATCCTTGACATTAGATCCGAATGAGACCAGGGCGTTGGAATTGGATGAGGAGAGAACCGTAGTGCGGGATAGGGTTGATCCAGAGAGGGTGTAGGTCCCAATCCCAACCTCCCAGTTCCCCCCAGTCTGATCCGCGATCGTGTAATACGACTGATTGCCATCGCCCACGCTCACCGCGAAGGACTGATACCCCGTGACGGCCCCGAGAAGCGAAATGGTGCCGGTTCCATTTGTAGAACTAGTCTCTCGCGTGCGATCATACATCTGAAGGGTGGCGATGTCTTATCTCCTATCCACTATTGTTGCAATCACCTGTTACGAGTCGCCAGTTTCCATTACGGGGGGCGATCAGAATATGCGTGTTGACGGCGATCGTGCCAGTCCCTGTCAACCAATTCAGCACCACCACTGAATTCGTGTTCGCCCCTTCAGGCTGCAAATATGCCGCATCAACCTGGGTCACCGAATTCGCGTCATCGAGGTAGATCTGGGCCGCTCCGATACCGTAGGAATTCGTCGATGAATTGAAAGGCGGTATCGCCGTGGTCACCACGGCCTCGACGATCGACGGAGTCCAATAGGCGAATCGCTGTGGAGTTGGCAGAAGCGGATAGAACTGGCCCTCGATTCGCTCGGTGCCGTCAACCACGTGACGGGCCATTCGGGGGCTAAACAGGGTATTTCGTGTATTGATTTCTATCAATATTTAATTATTGATTAGTAGAGAGCATGTCTGGTGGGAAATTGAAATCATCAAAATCTGAGTATGGGTAGTTATAAAACGGAATGAACAAGGCTTGGTTTCCCTTTAAATTCTGAACCGGAATAGTGCCGACCACATTGGGGAATGGCGATATAAGAGTACAAGTTCCGTCTTGATTCAGGATCATTGGGTGCGATACCGGCTGGCCATTAACCAGGATCGGCAAAATCGGCCCCAGGGCACCCGTGGCTCCACCGAACGCATAATAACTCGCATTGAGAACCAAGTCTTGCCACCCGTACACATTTTTGACGGCCGGACCCCCTGACTGGGGCGTATAATTGATCGTGACCTGCCTCATCTCAAACTCATACTTGACCCGCCAAACGTAGCCATAATCCGCCGTGTAGATTCGCTCGCCGTCAATGTCTCTACATTTAGCTTGGTAGGGGTCAAAGGTAAAAAACGGATTGAGATTCACTGTATCCCGGTACGATTGAAAAAGAGGTTCGATGTACTCTGACTGCCAAATGATGATCGTCAGGGTTTGCGTCGATTCTTCGCGGTACGGCGGATTGATCAATCCAATACCGGCCGTATTCACGTAGGGATTGCCAAACGCATCAGTCGGATAGTATCGCTGGTACTTCTGTGTTCCCCACCTGACTATCGGCTTGAAGTCCGTCGGCAGGAACGAGCAAAACGTGGCATTGGTCGTTCCCAACTCGTGCCAGATATAGTACGAACCATACTCGATATGGCAAAGCCACTGAAGGCCGTCTTCGGCCTCGGGAACGAGATTAACTCGCTGGACGAACGAACCCGTGTCTTGCTCCGTCGGAAAGAATGACGCCGGGTTCGCATTCACGCCGAATTCGGGGATCGGGTAAACATATGGAGCACCAATCACAACGCCACATCCGATCAATTCCTCCATAATCTGGATTGGACCCGTATACGCACCGTTAGTGATAATGCGAAGTGTGTTCATGTACTGGCGTGATCCTTGCCACGCCTGTTCAATCTGGTCAATCCCCCACGTTAATCCCTGGCCTCCTTCGCCCTGGATATTGGTGATCGACTCAATGATACCGCCGAATCCGAGAACGGCGGGGTAGTTTAGAAGTGGCAAACCCATGGATTAGAACCCGTTTAGTACATTGATGCCAACCTGCTGTGCGAACTGCTGCCGGATTGCCTCCAGGAGCACGTTGGACCGCGCTGTGTTCTGGGCCGTCTGAGCAATCGCGGCATCAGTTGGCTTGGTGCCACCGTACATGGACTGAATTAGAATATTGGCACCCTCTTTTGATCCGTAGGTCTCGGCGTCAGCGAATTGCTTATCGTGCTTGGGCTTCAAAAGTTCATTAGGGGCATTTGTTGGCCTGAACTTGTTGATATCCAGTTTGCCTTGGGATGATAGTTTCGCGCGGGCCTCGTCCCGCTTCTTTCTTTCTTCGGCGAAAGCCTTGTCGACATCCTCGCTCTTCCATGGTGCCGAAAGTTGCTGCCACGCCTGTTTGGCGGTCGCGTCCTCCTGTGACTGGAGCCATTTGCCGAACTGGGCGAATTCTCCTTCGGACTTGCCGTTTGACCCCCTGGTTCCAGTGGCCCATTCCAAAAGTTTTACGTACTGGTTAGTCACATACATTAGCGTTTTAAATATCGCATTCAACCCAGTGATCACGACGCCTTGCATGCCCGTAAATGCGATCTGGACCACCTGCCACATGTTCGCGAGATTGCCGATGCCCTTCTGGAGAAAACCGACGGCGTTGCCCGCCTTGTCGACGCCGGCCACTGTTAAATCTGTCGCCCTGACCCCAGCATCCGCCGAGCTGAGCCACCAATTCTGAAGGGCCGCAATGCCGATCTGGAGTTCTTCGAGAGCGGGAGCTGCGATATGGAGCATAGATTCACCAATTGCCGCGAAGGCGTTCTCGGTGCGACCCTGAAGCCCCTGAATGGCGCCCGCCGTCTTATCGCCGGTCTTGGCCATATTGCCCCACGACTTGGTAAGCCCCTCATTGATAATGATCATGCGGGCCGTTTTTTTTTCGGACTCGGTAAGCATTTGGCCGAGGTGTCCGATTCCGTTGGCGGCGGCGACGGATTTTACGTGGGTCTCGTGCAAGTCAATGCCGTATCGCCTGAGGGGTTCCTCTTCACCGGAGAGTCCGCTCTGAAGCTTGAGAAGAGCTTCGTCTATGTCAATATTCCGGGCTCGCGAGAGATCGGCACCAAGCTTCACAAAGTGGACGCTCAGGTCCGCAACGGCCTTCCCGGCGAATCCAGCCCCCTCGAACATCCCGGAAAACGCCGAGGCTGCTTCCAGGGTTTTGGCTTTGGTCATTCCAAAGGCATCGGCTAACAAATTTGATTGATCGATGACTTGGCTCGCGAACTTGCCAAACTGATCTCGCGTCAGGTCGGTCTGTTCTTCAAGATTTGACGCCGACAGGACCGCCTTGCCGATCGCCGCAACCGTAACGGCGGCAAAACCAGCCGCCGCGAGAGCAAGGCCGCCGAATGACCGAGACATCATGTTCAACTCGGCGCGGACCAAGCCGACACCTTTAGTTAGACCCGCCGCGTTCAGGGCCATCAGGATCGAGATTCGGCCAATAATCGCCATTGGCTACCTTTGTTTCTTCCGCAGATGGGCCGGTACTTCGACCACCTTCGGAATAAAGTAATCGATACCCCTCGCTGGCCCCTTGCCGCGATTGGCGTTGTACGTGATCGAGCAAAGCTGGGCGATCATGTACACGAGGTCTGCCGGTGGATTTTGATTGTAGTAGAGTTGCAGCTCATCAAACTCCGCCGCGTCAAGTGCCTCGACTTCGCACGGGAACTTATGGAGATCCCTGGCCAGCTTCAGGATAAATTGGCGGGCTGGCCGTTCAAGTTTTTTACGAGTTCCTCACGCTCGGCTTCGGTATAGCCGTTGAATGTCAGGGCTCGGGCAACGACGGGATCGATCATTGCGGGATCGAGGTGGTCCAGGTCGGCACAATCCTCATCCCTGAACAGCCTGGACCCTCGCTCGCCGTCAAATAGGAAGTGCACCAGAACAAGCGAGCGGCTTGTGTTGCTATCGTATTTCTTGGAAGCCCATTCGTACCGGTCCCGTTCGCCCGCATCAAGTCGCTTAATGTGGACGGTCCCAATTCCTGGTACGTCCATCGGTTCGTACGTGGGCTTCCATGCCCTGGCTTTCGCCAGGAACTTTTCACCAATCTCGCTCATGTTGCATTCACCCAGGTTGGCAGGCCGGTCTGTTGTACCGCGAAGGTCGTCATCAGGTTGTCTTCGACGTCGGCCGTGGAATAACCGTCGAAGTTGGAAATGCCCGATCCCAAGAACTGGCAGGTGGAATTTGTGTTGCCCGTGTTGTAGGTCGCGAGCCAGTAATTTGGCCCGTTCGACGGCGTGTCACACAGGTTGCGGATGAACTTGTGGGCCGAATCAGTCGGATCGTACCACACATCAAAAGATACTTCAGATGGCTTCTTGATCGTTGCCCTGAAGGTGTGCACGGTAGATGCAAGCGCCGTGGTAAGAGCCTGCGTGACAGAGCCGCCTCCAACAGCGGTGAGCGAGGTCACGTTGCTGATCAACGTAAATGAATTTGAGGCGCCTGACAGTTCGTCGACGCCTAGCGTGGTGCCCTGTGAACCCCACACGGTTGCCATTATTTATATTTCCCTTCTATTACGTGGTATTGGGAGGTTCCGATTCGGCCTTCTCCTTGGCTTGTTTTTCCGCCAAATCCTTCAGATTCAGCCATGGCCAAGTATCCCCAACCTTGATGTCGGGCCGCCACGTGATATCCACGATCCGGTCATGATCGTAGGCCGACTTGCCCGGCCCCTTGATCGGACCAACGATATCGACAACCCGGTCATGAAGGACGATCGCATAGGTTCTCCCCATGCCCAATGTCACCTCGGAGTGCGGCATAGCTTCCTCTCTTTCGGCTCAGTTGAGCGTGGGCAAACCCGTGCGGTACATTACGTTATATTCACTCATTGTGCGGTAGACCCACTGATCCGTCCCCGCCTTGGGCGGTTCATCCAGATCCAAGTCGTTCTGCTGAACCACGGACACGATATTTACGTAGCCCGTCCCCCACGGGTTGACCGGGACCCCATCAATGGCCTGCCTGATCGCCTCGATGATTTGCTTGACGATGCCTTCTTGGTATCCCCAGGCGTCGAATTGGACCCGTGCCACGGCTGTGCCGTCAGAGCCGGTCAAAACGTGACCTCGCGGCTTGGTAGGCACCAGATACGTCAGCGCCGCTCCGTTTCGCCCAAAATCATAAGTCTGCGGAACCGCCGCGACGAAGATCGCCGGTGCTCCGCCGGGAATTACACCCAGAAGTGCCGTGAGCCCCAGCGTCGCGTTCAGCTTCGCTTTAAGGGCCTCCTCGAATAACTGGAAGGCGGCCGGCAAATTGACTACTCGTTAAACTTGGGGGATGATCGCCGTTGATGGACGCCAGTGTCGATGGTCTCGGCACCTGCCTGGGTATTGAATTGAGCGAGCGCAATGTTCACCGCGAGTCCGACTGCCATTTAAACCTCAAACGAGAGAAGGGATAGACACCCTGTAAAAAATCCGATATTCGCATACACAAGCATATAGCCATTGATCCGATCCCGCCTTGGGTTCGGTCACTTGATCGGAGTCGTCTTGTTGGACCACACTGATAATCTCGCAGGTCCCATCGCCCCATTGTCCGGGCACGCCGTCGATGTCGTTCCAGATCGCCTCGATCGCTGTCTTGGATTGACCGTAACTGTAGCTTGAGACCGCCAGCATGGTATTCGCCACAGCCGTCCCATCAGATCCGGTGAGCACGTGGCCCATGGGCTTCTCGGCAACGAAATACGTGAGCGCGGGTCCATTGCGGCCGTAGTCGTAGGTCTGCGGTACGCTGGTCTTAAAAATCGCCGCCGCGTTATTCCAGGCCCCGAGGATTGCGGCCAGTTCGGGGATTGCCTGGAGTTTGGCGACAAGGGCCTGTTCAAAGAATTGGCTCATTCGTAGAAGGTCATCCCGCCCCGAATCTTGCCGCCGAATTTCTTCCGCCGTCGCCGTGGCATGTTGCCCAGATAGGCCACCATGGCGAGCTGAGCCTCGGTAGGTCCCGCGATGCCGCCGCCACCGCTTCCCGCTGGAGGAGGTGGTATCGGGTTGGCCGCTTCGGCGAAATTCCGCCAACTCTGAAGCTTTGGCGAGACGTTGTCCAGGTCCTGGGCGATGCCACCCGTGTTGTTGCCGTTGTTGAAAAACTGATTGACGGTCGCATTACCGTTCTCGTCGAGCGTCCCATCTCCGCGACCGGCAGCCATACCTTCCCAGGTGACGAAGCCCCAGGCGACGGTCGCTCCAAAGCCGTCTGGTACGCCCTGGACGAGCGTGAATGCCGTGTTCGTGTTTTCGGCGAACCGCTGGGCGCACAACTCGAAGCAGCACATGATTTTCGCTCCGGATTGCTGAACGCCTAAATAAAAGGCTTGGTTCAAGTCAGCGAAGTAGGGGTGAAAATACATGTCGTGGGCAACATATCCTCGCATGCTCCAGTCGGTGACTGAAACCGGGGTGTAGACCAGGATTTGAACGCTGGCCTCATAGCACATCATGAATGGGGGGACGGTCTGTCCAGGAACCAAACTGAGATTGTAATTCGGGATTGCGCTCGCCGGGGACGCGATATTATCCGCCAAGCAATAGAGCGCATAGTGTCTGAACAAGTCGATATACATACCGATCGTCCATGGCGTCAGACACTGATACTGAAGGCTCCCCTGGTAGTTGGAATAGGTCATCGCCGCCACTTGGGCGATCGGCAGGTCCGTCGGAATATTGTAATACGGGGCCGCCATGATGGCGTCGATCTGCACGGGGGTCGCGGGTGACGTGGCGTTAAATCGGTTGGCGTAAGCAACCATTGCCGTGGCCGAGCTTGACGCCGTGGCCTGAGCTCCGAAAACGCCCACGATCGAGTCGCCGCGATTGGTATTGCCGTTGATATCCTCTTGATTGAATACGTTTATGAAAATTTGCTGCTTGTGGGCCGAGTCATAGGTGTAGAAATCGTTGTTCGCATTGCCGGTCGACCCAATGATTGAGGCGAATCCCGAGCAAAGATTGGCCATCTGGAAAGCGGCCATATACTGCACGAAGTAGCCGCCCGAATTCCAGTGCTCGTTATGGGTCTCGATATAAACATCACGGCCGACGTCGAGCGAGTCGCGAATCCGCTGAGCCATCGCCGCCGTACAGGCGTCGGTCGCGAAGTCGGGCACAAAAATATGCAGAGCACAACCAGGAACCGCGTTACAGAGGCCGACGAACGCTTCGACAGGGGGAGCCTCGAAGAACGGCTCGAATACCATCGACACATCGAAGTTGCACGGAATATTGCCGATCACGTAGGCCGAATTAGTACCCGATGTGATCACGCTGGCACTGGCACTAAATCCAATGGCGAACGTGTTGGCACCGGTCACAAAGGCTGTCACAGTGATTCCCGAAAGCGAGGTGACGATATTCCGCCCTGCCCCCGAGTTGAAATTGGCATCAAATACCGGCAGTGTCGCAAGCCAAGGAGTGCCCGGAAACGTGATGACCTGACCGGTGCGAAGTCCGTGTGCCGCTGCGGTGACGAACTCGGCGACGATGCAAGTGTTGCCGCTAAACCCGAATCCGGCCCACTGGATATTCGCTGGCGTCCAGCAATTGGAAAGTGGTGCTCCAGCGATGCCGGAACTGCTCATCGTGCCGGGATAGCCCGTGGTATTCGCTGGAGCATATCCGCTATTCGACGTGAACACATAAGGAGACGTGGAAACTTGGTACTGCCTGATCGCCGTGACCGTGAATGCGGTATTCCTTTGAGTTCCATCGGCCCACGTGAAATCGTTTTCTGGACGAAGATCACTGACATCAACAACATTCGTGTACCAGGCGTTGTTCTGCATCGGCCAGCAACGAAGAGTTGCCGCTCCCGAACCATTGGGCAACGACAACCACGACACCATGTTGACGTCGGGCGCCATCAGGTTCGACTGATTTGGAACCGCCGCCGCTCCCGTACCGCGAACAGGGGCGACCATTAACTCATTAGAGAGTGTGTAGGCCGAACCTGCCCCGGCCGATGGCCCGGCAATCGCCAGCGAGAGATTGAGCTGCGAGTTTCCCAAAGCCAAGACTTGGGCGGTCGCTCCGGTTCCAGCCCCCGAGATCGCCACACTTGGAGCCGACGTGTACCCGGTGCCGATCGAGGTTAATTTTAGGCCGATCACATTTCCGGCCGCATTTGTCAGCACTGTGGCGGTCATTCCGGTGCCACCGCCGCCCGTGAATGCGGCTGTCGGCGTGCCGGTATATCCAGAGCCTTCAGTCAGAAGAACAAGTGAGAATCCAGGGATATTCCTTGGAACCGTAAATTGCCATGTCTTGCTGACGACACCACCGATATTCGGTCCACTCACCGGAACCGCCGTGATCGGCGTTGTTCCCGAGTAGACCGTCGCCGTCATTGGAGAACTGGGATTCGATTCGCTGGCGGTGAATGTCCAGACCCCCGAGAGATCTGGCAATGGAGCCGCCGTGGTTCCCGTGGTTTGCGAGTGACCCGTATCGGCGAATACCGTGTAAGCCGTTGGAGTTGATGCGGCTCCTTGTGGATTCGTAGTTCCGTTGATTGCGATCGGGTGGCCATCGACCGTCGATCCCGCATAGCCAGAACCAGGCGTGCCGGCCGCGATGTTTGTAATCCCGCCGCCTGAAACGGTCACCGTTCCCGCCGAAGCCTGCGATCCGCCCGATGCCGGTGCCGGTAGTTGAATCGACGGAGCCGTCGTGTAATTGCCACCGCCCGATTGGATCGTAAACCCAGTGATTGCTCCGGCACTGCTCACGGTCGCCGCGATGATGGCCCCCGCACCCGTGATATCCGAGGCCGCGTTATAGGCCACGATGTTGGTCTTGGGGGAGATAAAAGCCTGTGTCTCCGCGACGGAATTGCCAGCGAATACCGGACTAATCGTCCAGGAGTAGCCGCTGCCCGCCGTAACCGAATAAAGGCTTCCGCTCGAATCGCCCGAAAACCAGATGTAGTTGCCGATAAGGCTGGCCTGAGATGCCGAAAACGTGACGGTCGCCGATCCGCTAACAACCGTGGCGATTGCCATCGGATAACTACTGAGCATTGAATTCGTGTACCCGGCTCCCGCTGTGTTGACCGCGACCGCCGTCACCGACCCACCCGACATGGTCGCCGTCGCCGAACCTTGGGTTCCCCCGGAAACCGGAGGCGGCACAAATATCTTTGGTGTCGCTGTGTATCCCGAGCCACCATAGAGAACCGTATAGCTGGTGATCACCCCTGATCCATTGACAGTCGCCGTGATAATCGCGCCACCGCCCGCCGTGTCGGATGCCCCGTTGTAGACCGCCAGTGAAGTTGCTGGCACGATCTGGCAGGTGATTCCAGAAAGGCCAGCACTACCGCCAAATCCGGGCGAGATCGTGTACGAGGTCCCTGATCCTGACGCGATCAAGTAGATTCCGCCTGACGAATCTCCAGGGAACCAAACGTAGTGGTTGACGATACTGACTGTCGGAGCTGACGCGAACGTGAGCGTCGTCGGGGTTCCGGTTGTGGTTGTGGCTCCAGCGATCGAGTAGAGTGCCCCGCTTAGCTGTGTCGTCGCCGAAATCGGAGCCGTTGCTCCGGTCCAGTTAAGAGCCCATTTGAGCCAGCTTTGATTGATATTCTTGCCGGCCCCGTAACCATAGAGTGGGTTAATGTTCATGCCCATGAGCATGGTTTCAGGGGCTTGCGAAAATGCGGGCTCAAGCGATCCGCCAAAATTGTAAACCGGGGCATTCGTCGCTGCCGGCACCGTACCGACCGATGTGGATAGCCATCCCGCTGGGGCCGAGTACGTGACCGTATCGGTCGCCGCCGGCCCGGTCATAATCGGCACGACGACGGCCCCTGAACCGCTTCCGCCGGGGTCGGTGATAGTGATCGTCGGGGCCGAGGTGTACCCAATTCCGGGAGACAGTACGGGGATTGAGACGATCACACCGTTGGATGGGGTAACGGTGCTATAAACTGGGTTCGATGCGACGTCACCCTGGCTCGTATTCGAGGTGATCGACTTGGCGGTCAGGCTACCCGAAGCCGAGTAATTTGCTCCACCATTCTCGATCGTGACCGAAGTGATTGAATTGGCGACACTGTTGTAATAGCCAACGAACCCGCTGCCCGTCCCATTGGCATCGACGATGCCGACTTGATTGGAAACAGGTCCAGTTCCCGACACCAAAACTGAGGTGATCACGCCGTCAGCGATGATTGGCGTTCCCAGTACGAGACCGGTTCCTCCGCCTCCACTGGCCGTCGCCGTGGGATTGGTGTAACCGCTACCTCCGGCTTGAACTACGATAGACGCCACGCCGCCGCACATGGTCTGATAGGCCACGAATGGGGCACTCAGGGACTGGCTTCCCCAGATCGGCCCAATGAGCGAGTTCGCCACGGCTGTTGTGCCCGCCCCGGCGGCCACCGAGACTGTGATCGTGTCCGTCGATAGATAATTACTTCCGATACATGACGCCGTGATTGAATAAACGCAGCCCACGGCGTTTGATGCGGTAATGGCCAGTCCCGTGCCACCGCCACCACCCGTGATCGTCACTGTCGGTGTCGTAGCGTAGGTGCCCGACTGAGTGACGCGGAAGCCGACGACCGCGCCACCAGCGATGAAGGTCTGAACCACAGCCGGGGAGCCGGACGAACTGGCATTCAGGGTGACGATTGGCGGAGTCGTATACCCGCTACCGCCATTGGTCAGCAGGAGGCTGGCTTGGCCTGCTACCGTGATCGCCGCCGTGCATGCCGCCCCGGTGCCCGTGCCCCCAGATACGGTTACAATTGGAGCTGAAGCGTAAGCCGTTCCGGGATTGCTGATGGGATAAGAGTTAATATACAAAGGCACTTCGACGGAATTGCCATTGACCTTGATCGTGGGTACGCCGTTGATCGCGGTGATCGGAGCGGCCGGGTTCATGGTGCCGCCCGTGATCAGGAGTGGATTGCCCCCCAAGATCGGTGTCGCTGTGGCTCCCACTCCTGTCGAATCAGTGATCGTGATTGACGGAGCGCCCGTATAACCGCTGCCGGTCGTTACAACTGGAATCCCAGTGATGACTCCGGCGGACACGATCGGTGTGCCCAGTTGGCATCCAGTACCGCCATTGGCAATAACTGTCGCCGTGGCTGCCGCCCCCGTGCCGACGCCGATCATGGTGATCGTGATCGGCATGCCCGACTGATAGCCAGTTCCAGGCGTAACCGTGAATCCAGAGACGGCTCCATCCGAGATCAGGGCGGTCGCACTGGCGCCCGTGCCGCCACCACCGGTGATTTCCACGGTCGGAGCCGAACCATAGCCTGTGCCGCCAGCCGTCAGAGTGATCGAAACGCCGCCGACGATCGAGGCGATGGGGCTGGTGTAACCAGTGCCGCCGTTAGTGGTCGTCGTATTGACGATGGCATAGGTTAGCGACTGACTTGATGAGGTGCCAGCAAGCGTCAGCGGAGCGTCGGTTGCCGGATAGGTAAAGAAATATAAGGTCTCGGCACTTCGGCATACATAAGCCTGCCCGACAATCGCTCCGGGAACGACCTGGATTGTGCACTCATAGGAGCCGTCGGTGATCGTAAGCGTGCCCGTAGCCTTAGCCGTTTCGAGCCAGAACGAAGCCAGGGTCGCCGAGGTAATAACTGTCGATGCCGCGACGACCGAGCAGCCAGCAACCCCAGAAACGGTGAATGTCGTGCCGCCGGTCCAGCCCGTGTTGAATCCGACCAGGGTGACCAGAACAGGCGACGATGCCAAGCTGCTGGGCAAAGTTGCGTAATTCGTTGTGCCGATGCCCACGGGAACAATCGTCGGACTCGGCGTGATCGTTGGGAAATTGGCCTCGACAACAACCGTATCCGTGGCTGTCGTGCTATTGTCGGTGATCGTCGCGGTGCCGACAGTCGAACCGCTGACGAGATTGGCTGTGGCGGCCGTATTGGACGAGACAGTGATACTCGCCCCAGTGATCGATGTTCCCGAGACGCCTGACGCCGAGAACAGGGTTGACGCCGTCTCGGTTGTCCAGAGCGTGTTCGTTCCGGTTAACGTAAGACTGGTTGTCACACTTGTCCCAACGGCCGCCGGCACGACAGAGAGGGTTGCCGTGGCGACGGTGAACTGACCGGAAAACGTGCCGTCAGAGACCGTCGCGAGCCCCGTCGAGCCAGACGTCGTCACCTTGATCGTCGCGGCCGTATTCGTGGTAACGATTGCCGACCCGGCGACATACGAGGTTCCGGCCCCAGTGACGGTCCAGGTCGGACTGCCAAGCCACGACGTCCCCGTTCCGACCAGGGTGAGCGTGATGTGCCCGGAATGGTTGGCGGGGACGGTGGCCGGTGTAATCGCGATCGCTGGCGTTTCTAAAAATGCGAGGCCGATCGCCACCCAGTCTCCGGAAGTCGCCGTTGACCCGGCTGTGATTGGGATCGGCGATGCGGCCGACGTGAGATTGAGTTGATCCTCGGTCATCAGGGCTTCGTAGCCCGTGGCATGCGGTTGATTGCAGCGAAGGTTGAAATTGGTGCCGGCGGACCACGTGGCCGTCGCGTTCGCGGATGCCGCCGCCCCCCACAGGAGGAAATTGCCGGTTCCGGTCCAACTCACGTTGCCACTGGAGATCGCCGTGGGTGAGGCGCCGGTTGCATGGGCGAGCGTCCCGAGTGTGATCGTGGCGCCCTGGAGGAAGGAATATTCGTCGACGTTCAAGCCCATGAAGTCGGTACTGGATGCCGTCTGGACCTCGACGTTGATCGATCCGCCGCCACCGGACTGGACAATGGTTGTCCATTCCTGGACGCACACGTTTGTCGTTATGCCCTGGAGAACTCCGGCGGTCCACGTGTTCTTACCGCTCGAATCACTGAGCGAATACGGTGTGTGGGTGCCGGTGAAGAACGAGACCGTGGCAATCAGAAGATCGCCGACGACGACACTGGTCATAGCGAGCGTGACCGATGCCTGCGAGGCGGTGCCACCCTGGAATGCGTGCTGTACGAAAACCCAGCTCATTTAGTAGTTACCATCCGGCTTCTCTTATAACCCCATCGCGGAGCGCGATCATGGCGATATTGCGGGCCATTGGACCCATTGATGTGTACGTCCTGCGGAGGAACGGATTGGCTTTCCTGTTTTTCGCCCCAAATTCGACGATGGCCGGATACCAATAGCGAATACCAGCCTTGGTGACCCGGATGAATCCCGGATTGGACATCACGGAGACCTGAAGCCCCTGTTCGTCGCGCTTTCTGAACTTGAATACACGGAGTTTGATATTGGCCTTGGTCAACCCACTATCAACAGGAACCTGCTTCTTGGCTTCGGATAGAACGATCTTCATGCCTTTTCTCATGCTCTGCATGACGACTTTCCGCTGAACGCGGTAAGGAAGCGTGCGAAGGCGGCGATCGATTTCCGGGATTCCAGTGACTATGATTTTGACTTTGGTCATGGATCAGGCTTGGAGTATAAACATGGAGAGCCTTGAGGCCGCGTTGCAGCTCACATAGATCGTGTTCGTGTTCGTGGAAAACGGGTTCGCGAAATAGCCGTCACTTGAATTCCACTCGAAAACCGAGCCCGGCTGAAGAATAATGCTCGGAGTACCATTGGTGGCATTGCCGAAATTCAGCGTAATTCCCTTGTCGCTCCACAGAACCACTTCTTGAACCGTGGCATGCGTTATCACGGCGTTAATCAGGGATGCGTTTGTGTTCGCGGCGAATCCCGTGGGCCCATATGAGATCGGCGCCGAATTGACTCCGCCGACGGATTGCGTGTAGCCACTGATCGAGGGGTACGACGGGATTGTTTGCAGGCCGCGAGTGACGGTGGCTTGGGTACTCATGATATCTCCGCATCAAGAGGTGGCATTAATGTGCTCCTCGCAGGTCAGAGTCCACTGGCGGTTTCTTTTCTCGACATTGTCACAGAACAGCATATTTAGAATCGAATTGTCCAAAAGGAGCTGTAGCTTCATATTTGGAACAAGTAGGCCGTTGGGATTATCGGGAGATGATGGAATAACCGATCCAAGCCAACGCATGTGAACGATATGGCTAGCCGTTGGCCACACGGTTCTAACATTCAGCATTTCGTTGCCCTGAAGTGGAATCACTTCGGCCCAGAAGCCGCCGTCGGTAGCCGCCGTATTCGTGATCTGGACCGTGCTCTGCGATGGCTGTCCGAATGAATCGACACCACTTTCTGGAACATCGAAGAGGAGCACTCGCTGCCTGCTTCGCCCGGATTTTACTGGTCTAACCACGGATGCCCATGATCTCCGCCAAAGCCGTCTCTCCTTTGGCTGTCAATTCGTACCAAGCACCAATCAGGCTTTTGATCTTGCGAAAGCACTGGCTTTGATCGCGTTCGAGATCCTGTTGCTGAATCGGCCGCCGCCTTCCACTATCCTCATCCCAAACGCGAACGATCCAGTGTTACCCTGAGCAATTTGGCGAACAAGATCAGTGCCGAAGTGCTCCTCGATCTCGGGAGCGTGACCGACCCACATGACATGCTCGCAATCGGCTTGAAGCGAGGCTTCGGCCATCTTGTCGATCCACCAATTCTTTGGCTTTGCCGTCACGTGATGCGGTTCCTCTCGTGGCGAGATGGTGCCAATCAGGATCGCGTCGTTGGTGGCGTGTTTAAGGATGTTCGCCCAGAGGGCTTCGAGTTTATCCTCGGCGATGTGCTCGAAGAATTCCCAGCCCGTAATCACATTGAACTTGAGCGGATCAGCCGTCGCACAATTCTTGATCGCGAACGGCTCGGTCACGTCGGCGGTAAACAGCCACTCCGGTATCGTCGCCCACTCGGCCCGTTGTCGCTCCTTGCTGAAGTCGCTGCCTTCAACCCCGACTGCGAACCCGCCGTCTTCCAGGATTGAGCGTACAAGGCCACCGCCGGCACATCCGAGATCGAGGAGACGGACTTCCTTGGCAGGGATCAATTCATAGAGTTTGCGATTGAAGGCCAAGCTGAAGAAATTGTCCAGAGCCGTGCCAAGCGGCTGCGTGTGATCGAGGCTATCGACCGCGACTGGGTGCTCGGTCTCGATCGTCAGGTTCGGCTTGGGAAGGGTCGAGATCCGCTCGTCGACCGGACGTTGAGGCCGCTGTAATTCTCTGTCCCATGTGCCCCATGTACCTTGGTTGCCGAAATCCTGGCCTCCGCGATGGAAAGCGACCGGCTTGCGAGTGGCGTAGGCTTTGATGCCTTCTTTGGCTAACCAGTCTGAAAAAAGCCAGTCTTCCGAATCGAACCACGCCTGTGGGTTCTCGGGGTCTGACCAATCGATCTTGTGCTTGGGGTGAAAGCCCTCAAAGCGATGCCACGGTATTCGTGAGCGTTCGTCAAACCGAGCGACCCAGAGCCCTGTGTTGATTGCCAGGGTGCCCCTTGGCTCGTCGGTGTCGTCGATCGAAAAGGTTTCGGGGAGCCGGGCAATCTCGTGCATCGTCAGCCGGCGGGTTCCCCAGACTTCGGGGTAGCGGATACCGGTAGTCGTCAAGCCTCGCTCATCCTTGATAGGCAGTACCGTGGTCATGATATCGGCGTCGAGTCGGTCCATTTCTTCCAGGAGAACGTCGAGCCAACCTGATTGGGCTCCGATGTCGCTGTGGGCCATGGCGATGTGGGTTAACTCTTTGTCTTTTCTCTCGCTGTATGACGAACAAAGCATCATGTTGAAATTGTGTTCGATATCACCAAATTGTAATGGGAAGACACTGACTCGATGCTTGAATGAGGCTCCGTGCGACGACGCGAAGGCACACGGCATCAGATAGCCCGCGTTGGGGTACATGATCACAATGCTGTATTTTGGTGGGATCGACTCCATTGGCTGAACAGGAGTTCCCCGCGATCGGCGAACCTCATCAACAAGTTGACGAACGGTCATTTCTTCGGGGTCGATCGAGTCGATTGCGTCGCTCATGCGTTCCCTGTAAAATAAATAGAATTAATCATACGTAACTACCCCACATCTCTGGTTGCAACATCCGATTGCTCGTTGGGGTAATCTTGAGTGTGATATCCATACTCGCTTCACGGTTCTCGTATGTGTCCGCGACGATTTGTTTCAAGGCTGTGCGAGTGCTCGACGGCATCAGCGGAGCGATATTTGTAAGCACCGAGGGCTGACTGGTTGCGATTCCGCTCAGATTGCTCGTCGCTGTGATTAGCGGTTGATACCCGGAAGCGAGCGTTCCCGCCCACGTAGCGATAATTGGAGCGACAGGGAAGGGACCGCCTATGCAGGTGACGTTGTTTGCCCCGATGTTTCCCAGGGCCTGCAAGGCGGTCTGGATGTCGCTGCTTTGACAGTTCCAGTTGAGGTTCGTGGTTGTGTCGCCATTCCAACTCAAGACGAAGGTGCCCGACGTCGCCACACCCTGGACGGCGAGGGTTTGACTCTGAGCCGAGCCTTGAGCGGTTGGACCGTAACCGGACACAAACGTGATGATAACGTTGTCCTGCTGAGGTCGAGGCAACGGCCAAACCGCCCCCTCAATAGGGGATATGCGGCCTGGCGTACTATTGTAGCTAAATGTATAAGTGCTAGGCTGTACATAATCCCATAATCCACTTGAAGGGTCGATGTATTGGACCGAGAGCACCATCTGAACGTTCGGGTGAGGAATGGTCATGATCCCTTGGGCCGATGGTAGCCACCACGGGCTGGGACCTATTGAACGTATGATTCGGTCATAATATCCACCCGACCACGAAAACCCCATCATGTACATCTGGAATACTTGGGTCGGAATAGCCCGCTTCTGGGCTACTTCGGCGTATTCCCTCGCGGCTGTGATCAGGTCGGTGACCGTCGCGTCGTCGTTGTCAAATTCAATGCGGGCGAAATTTTTAGCATCAGAGAGCGTGACCGGCTCTTGGGCGGGCGGAATAAGCTGATTGATCCGCCAGTAGTTTTGCTGGAATCCTGATGGTAGTCCAGGCCAGGTCATTTAGTGGAAGCGGCCTCGGGTTCTGGCCATGTCCTGACAGGAACCTTGAACTTGTTTTCGCTCATGGCTTCACCTAGCGAACGAGTTTTTCCACGTGTGTAATCCGCTCAGCTATATCCCAAATATCAGGACCGAGATTTCCGGTCACTTCGATCAACTTCCGGAGCAGTTCGTTCGCCTCGGCCATCTCAGCGATTTGCTCGTTCTGCCCATCGCGAATCTCGACCAAAATCCGAACCATGACCTCAGTCATGTATTCTTGGGTTGCGTAATTGAAATCGATGCCCTTGATATCGAAGCTCACAACTTCACCTTGCCCTTGATGATCGCATAGAGCCAACTATAAACCTGAAGTTGCCATGTTCGTTCCGGACTCGGCGGAGCATCGATCGTGGTCTTGATTTCCGCTAAGAACCTGGCGGCGTCCTCGTGGACGTACTGCTCGGCGTCGGCGTCAGTAGCCCCAATTAACGCACTGTGGTACGCCGGGTAGGGCGACGGGCTGACATCAAACATTTCAAGCGGCTTGTCGCCCATGCGGAACCCGCCTTTTGAGATTTCTCGGTCGCCACCAGGGACTGTCTGGTAGCCAAAGCCGACTCGCATTTGATTGATGGTCGTCATGACTTCTCGCTCTCTTTCGACAGCCCCAGCCTCTCCCGAACCTCGTCCTTGGTCATCACGCCGGCCTTCAATAACTCCAGCATAACCATCGGGTCGATCTGCGGCAAACGAGCCATGGGCTTCCATGATTGGGCAGGAGGCGTTGCTGGCACAGCGTTGATTTCTCGGTTCGTCACTTGAATCCCATAGGTCAAATTCTTCGGCAATGGCGGTGCTGGCGGCGGCGACGGCTTTTGCCCTGTTGGCGCTGGTCCATTCCCTGGCATCAAATAACCCCCAAATCCGACTCGAACTCCGAGGTCAACTCCATCCCATAATGCGGCGTTTCGGCTCCACTGTAACCCCACGTGACATTGTAAGCCAGGCCGTCGGGCCAAAGACGGATGCCGATGATCATCCCCTTGTGGCGATCGGAGCGAACCCTGAGATAGACTGTGTCGCCGAACCAGTAATCGGTGTGGATAGAGTGGTGAACCGAACCAAGCGGCAGAACTTTGCCACAATTCACACTCATCAAAACGCCCCCGCTTTCTGTTTCACGGCCTCCGGGGGTGCGACGGTCATGCGATTGCCCATCAGGCTCTTGGGCTGGAACCCGTAACTCTTGAGCACATCCTCAACATCTGGCCTGCGAATCGAGACCGTCGCCGGGCCTGGATGTTCGCGGCCGAACTTCCCTTTGATCAATTCGCTCGCCCGGCTCGTGGAAAGGTAGTCGGGCTGTAGCGAGAATTTGCTGGGGATTTCCTTTTCCGATGTGATCGCAATCACTTCGCCGGTCGCGACGACTCGACCGCCGATCATAATCGACTTTGGCGAAACATGCTCGTAGAAACAGAGGTTCTTCGGGCTGTAGCCCGAACCGGGCAACCTCTCTTCCGAATGCCCAAGCCGTAGAGGTTCCGTTGGCTTTTGGATCGACGCGACGCCCTTTTTCATTGAATCAGGGCTGATGGGGTTATCAGGCATGGAATCTCTCTTGGTATTCTTCATGAGTAAGCGGGGTCATGATCCTACGGCGACCTTTGTCGCCGATTTGGTCGTCCAAAAACATCTTGTTCCACGAATCACACATGGACCCCGCGATCTCCTTTTTCCGTTTCGAGTATCTGACGTGATCCCGATCTAAGGGCTTCCGTGAAAACATTGCTGCCATCCTACTCAAAATCGGCACCGCGAAAATTGCCGGGATCACGCCGAAGAGACTGCGGCGATTCATGGTGACTCCTATCAAGTATTCGGTGCCGCGATGCTGGAAATGATGTCCGTGCAGTTGGCGAAGCTCTGATAGTGACGTACGTTCACATCAAAATCTTGTAGTGTAGCAACGTTGACCGCACCTTGGCTTGCGGCGGTGTACGGGTCGATGATCACGTCCATGCCGCTCCAGAAGGCGTAGATGAGATCTTCCCAGTTACCGAAGATCATGGCGTGCAAGTTCGTGCCACTGCCCTTGGTGATATTCTGAGGCAGCAAATTCGTCACGGCACACGGGTAGCCGTTGACCGGGAAATCAGGGGCTTCCGTATTCCAGAGGTAAATCGGAAAGGTCGAGGCGGAGATCTTGGTCGTGGTCTTCAGTGTGCCACGAACAAGGGCATCGGTCACGTATCCGAGCGATCCCACGTCGGCATTGAAGAATGCCACGTATGCTTCCTGGGCAACAAGCTGCGTCCACGTCGGAGCTCCGCCATTGGCACCGATGGCATATACGCCGATCTCGGGGTTGTTCAAGAGACCGAGCGGATAGCCGTTGTTGCCCTGGCCGTTCAGGGCCTGGGTCTCAACGCCACGGGCAACAACCGCCGCTTGATCCTCGCGGACGAACATCTCGGCGTCCTGATTAGTCTGCTCCAAAAATTGGCGAGTATAGGTCGTGTAAACGCCGCCCGTGTGCGGCGAGAACTGGACTTGGTCTATCGTCTGGTTTGACCCGGTGACTGCCGAGCCCTGGCCAACCATATAAAAGGTTGACGCCGTCGCTTGCCGAGGGATGGCGAATAGCCCCTGCATATCAGTCATCACTCGCGCACCAAGGTTAAACGTAACCATGCGCGCACGCAAAATCTCGATCATCGTCGTGTCGAGAATTGTCGGGATGCTACCCCCACCAGCATTGGTGTCCAAGGTTCGCGACTCGGTGCCGTCGTCACCGACCAAGGCTCGCATTTTATTGCGAGTCAAGGCCATCTGGGTGAGCGTCGAACGACCGAAGCCATTCCGTTGAGCAAAACGAAGGGATTGACCCAGGTCGATCGGCAGGTCCAAAGGAACTTGGGTTCCTCTAGCCGAAGGGAGCATTTGTACCGATCGAGCCTTTTTCATCTCGGTATCGACTTCGCCCTCGATGCCATCCAACGGCCAGCGGCGAGGGTCGGATTGGTGGCGGAGAACCTTCAAGAAGCTGTACTCGTAGCGTCCGTTGCGAGTGTTGATGACGTCGTTGTGCGGCATCAGGCCATGGTCATAGGTGTGATCTGACTCGCGTTTGCCGCCCTTCAAGCTATTGTCGATCACGTCCCACTTCTTGCGGGCGTCGATCTGCGTATCCCAGAAGCCCCGTTCGCAGACTTCAAGCGAGATTTCTTGAAGAGTGGCCATCTCTTCATCGGTGGTCTCTCGGCCATCCTTGGTCCACTCGTTAGACAGCTTTTGGAGTTCTCCCTGGCGCTCCGACTTCTTGCGGAGCAACTCGGGTACGGTCAATTTCGGCTTTGCCATTGCAGGCATGTGTAATTACCTTTCGTGGTATGCTCGGCAAAGCCGGGCCTTGGGTAACTGCGAATCGAATTGAGAAAGAACTGAAGTCTGAGTACGCTTACCGGGGCTGCAAGTGAGCATCTTGGCCGTGACAGACTCGGCCACCGATGCCGGCTGCAATGATGTCATTTAACGCACTATCAAGAGCGGAAAATGAGCTGATGCCAGCACGAGCGAAGGCCAGAGAAGTTACGCCGTTGCTCCACAAAACCGAAACATCGTCGCACTGCCTACGAAGGCGCCGCGAGACTTCCCAGGACCCGAGTTCGACGTCCTCGATGGTTACCGTGAACTCGAAAACGGCGAGGCCATCGCGGGTAGGGGTCGGGCGAATGCGAATGTTTTGTGCCATCGTAGGTTTCAGGTGGTCACCGTGAGAAAGCCGGGGGCTAACCCCAGCTTGAATTCAAGGATTTTCTTTCGCCGCAACTGCGCGGCCGCCTTTTTTTCCTCCTCCTCGCGAATGCGGTTCATCTCTTCGCGGGCGGGAGAGGCCAGGAACCGTTGGTATGACCGGCATTGGCGGGCATGGGCCGTCGTGTCGAGATAGGCGGGATAGGATACGGGGCCGACGTCAAAGAGATCGCGAACCCGCTTTAGTGTCCGAGTCGGCGGATTCGTCGTCTCGTCCCACTCGTCGTCACCAGCCTTCTCGTCGGCCGTGAAACTGAAGCTGGAACCATCCATGTCCTTGGATTCGATGTCGCTGAGCGTGTCACGCCAGAGTTGCGTATTGCGGAACGACATTTCATACCAGAGGCCGACGTCATCGGTTCCGATTCGCATGGTCCCCGAGGCGGTGCGAGCCAGAATCTTGTCTGGATCGTGATTGCGAAGGCCCCGAACGTCGGCCGTCTTCAAGACTTCGTCGAAGGCCCCCTTGTTGATCTTCTCCTGGAAACCACCGAGGTTTTGGCTCAATTTGTCGAACTTGGCCGCGTAACCAACCAGTTTCCGATCAGAACCGTCGCCGCCGTCCTTGACCCGGAAATCGGCGAAATTAAAGGGGAGAACACGCTTTTCCGGGGATAGAATCTGTGATTTGCCCTCGTGCTTGAAATATTCCACCTCGCCCAACCTCTTGAGGGCTTCCTCTTTAGTCTTGTATGGCCCCCCGAGATGCTTCTGTCCATCCTCGGACATCACGTGGTAGCCGTCTGTCTTTTTGACAATCCGACGCTCCTCGGGGTCCAGGATCTCCACCAAGGTCAGTGATCGTTCGGATCGCTCATCAGGCTTATGCTTGGTCTTGAAGTGACCCAAGAGCATACTGGCGGCATCCTTGACGTCCTCGTGGCCGTTTTCGGCGGCTTTATTGCGGATATCGTGAAGAGCGGGGATGTGGGCGCGACCCTCTTTGGCGAATGGGTACTTATTTCGCTTGGGATCAGTCCACACCTTGTCCTCGTCGACGCCCAGGTGATGCTTGGCGTGCTCGTGGACGTCAGTGCCTTCAGGGCCGAGCATTCGGGCTTCATCCTCGGCGGACAGGTTGAGCGGCTCCTCGCTGACTTTGCCGTGATCGATCATTCCCCGGCAAGATCTGAAGCCGTCGTAATTCATGTAGACTGACATTTTTGCCTCAATTTCCGGCGTTTTTTACCAATGCGACCGCTGTTTTTTCGAGTTTTTCGCTGTTTTTGGGCAAAATCAGGCGGATTTTCGCGATATTTGCCGGGTTTTGGGCGTCGGAATCGATGGCGGCGATGCTGACTTCGTACTGATCAAGCACGTTCACTATTTTGGTCTCGCATGTTTCGCCTGAATTTAACGACGGGTGATTCGCAGTAAATTGATAACTCGATCGCTGTTTCGACCGCCTTGGTGACATCGTGACCCAGGAACATTGCGGCGGTCGCAAAATTGGCCCCAGCTCCAATGGCGTGAAATTTGGTCACCTGACACACGTAAAATCCCTCGATCAGCCAGACTTTGCCATCAAAACCTACCAAATAGTCGTTTTCTATCTCGTACTTGGTGGTTCGCTCTTTCTTCCAGGAGGCAAACTCGATGAAACATTCGAGCACCGAGGAGTCTTTTGATTCACTTGGCTTATGCGTACGAAGGAAGGTTTCAAGCAAAGATGTTTCTTGGGCGGTCCCGGTTCCACCTACGATAATCCCGTTGACTTCCAGGAGTTTGGCCTTGTCCATGTCCTTTCTTTGGCTATGCCCAAGTACACTGATCGAATCTGCTGCAATTTCGTAGTAATCCGCGTGAATCTTAGCCGCGATTATGCTCATTCAGCCACCGATTTTCTTGTACCCACCATCAGTATTTTTCCTCAAGCCACTGAGAAATTCCTCGATCCAAGCATGAGACGTTCGCTGGTCATTTCTGATCGCACTCTTTTCCCAGATCCACGACTTGGTAATCCGTGAGCGCCAACGGGTCGATTTTTGTGAAATTTTCTCGTTTTGGGGGCTTTTTAGGCTGCGTGATAGCCATTTCCGTTCATGACGCTCCGGTCGTGCATCAATTCCATGAGGCCACGGGGGGTCTTGTCCGATGTGGCCTCCTCACCCTTCCTCATCAGTCCCTCTTCGATGGCTTTGTCCGGTGACGTGAGTCCCATCTCGTTGGCCGGTCTGAAGCGGAGATTACCACCGTCCGCGTCACTGATTGGATTCAAGCCTTCTAATTCCCTGATTTCATTGACTGTGTATACGCCAATCTCGAACATCTTCCTGTAGTAATCCGCCCGATCCTTGGCTAATTTGAGCAGCAATGGCCGAAAGTCGTGCTTGGTATAAAATCCGGCGTCGTATTCTTCCCTGGTAAAAAGTTTCAGATCAGAACATTGTTCAAATCTTATGGCCCAAGGACGTATGCACGAGATGATGTGGTCGTCGTTCGCGGCCTCGATGTTGGCTAAGTGAGCCTGACTGAAGTCGCCGATTTTGTGCGGGGCGAGGCGGAGAATTCGGGCGATTTCGACGACCTGGAACTGTCTGGCGGCGAGGAATTGGGCGTCTTCGGGCTGAATCTGGGTCTGAACCCAGGTAACACCCTGTTCTAGGACGGCGATACGATTAGCGCTCGCTGAACCCTGGTGGACCTGATTCCATCCTTCACGGAGGTTCTTGCGGGCCTCGTCCTTTAGGACTCCTGGGTACTGTAAGACCCCGTGTGGTATCGCACCGTTTCCAAAGAGGCTGGCACCGAACTGTTCGGCCGCTTTACCCAACCCAATAGATTCCCTTGCGAGAGCGACCGGGGAGTAACCCACAAGACCGTTGAAGCCGAGTCCCGCCAGGTGGAGGATTTTCCATGGGGGGATAATGCGGTATCGGCCTGATGCGTTGGACCCGATGCTGGTCTGCAATTCGTAATATAGGCGTCCATCACGGAATCTCTTTGGGATAATTATGGATGGATGTATCATCGACAGGCGTTCGGGGTAGCCCGCGTCGTCAAAGAAGATCTCGGCAAAAGCATTGCCCCAACCTAAGCAGTGTCCCGTCCATGCCTCCCGCCAATTCATGGAAGTAGACTCACCATCAGGCGATCTATTCCATAGCACCGACACGGGATGCGACGGAACCGCCTTCGACCCGCCGTTGGGTATTCGCTGGAACGTACAAAATGGGAGCGAGGCCAAGTCCTCCGTGATCACCCTGACCCCGGCGTAATAGGCCGAGAAGGTAAGGGCGGTCTGAGGTGTGACGAGTATCCCAGCGATCGACGGCGTTGTCAGGCTGGCGGTGAAGCCGGGAGCGCTCAGGGTGGCAGCGGCTTGATATTGCCTCTTGGCGATACTCCTGCTTTGGGATTTTTTCAGGATTGAGGGGACATGTTTACTCAAATTTTGACTAGTCTGCGTACCGGGATAGATTCTGCGAAAACCTCGGGAACCCCGTTGACGAAAAACCGAACGTCAACCCTGTCGTGGATTCGCCTTGGTATTCGATAGACCGTTCCTAACGTGTCATCCCATGGCAAAAGCTTGACCCGGTCTCCAATCTTGAAATCGTGCCGGTTCTTCGGGTTGTCGCGAAGTTGCTGGCGTTTCACTTGATGTTTTTCACCAAATCACCCATCGCGGCAACAGCGGCATGAGCCGGCTCAATTATTTCGGCCTTGGCCCGCTCGAACGCTTGAGCGAGAACAGCGAACCGCTCTCGCTCAAGTCGTTGCTCCTCGGGAGATGAGCGGGGATTACTCACCTCTGGATTGTCTCGGCATCGAATTGGCAACAAGTTGGGCGAAAACTGCTTCGCATGCATAGCCAACTGCTATTGCGTGCCATGCAAAAACTACAGGAGAAACGCCGTAAATCCCGCCGATCGTCTTGGCGTGAGACGCTCTGCGGTCGAGATCGTCTCGCAACCGAATGAATTCGAGATCTTCAGGAGACCACTGAAGCGGCTTAATTTCCCAGGAATCGCTCATGTCAGTGACAGCCCTCCGTAAAAATCCTCCGAGGCATTCCCGCATTCGTGGCCTCGATGTGAAATACGGCCCCTTCGCGGGTGGCATGAGTACAATAATGGCCCGGTTCGTCGCACTGTACACCGCACTTGAACTCGATCTTGAGTCGACGCTTTAATTTCGGAGTCGGGCAAATGCTGGCCCACAATGCGGCGATTTCGTGGTTGATCATGCAATGATCTCGCTCACGACCCAATAACTCGGCTCAACGATGATCTCTGAGACGCCGTGGCCGGATTCATCCTGGAGCCAACTGACGCTGACTCCAGGAATTCGGAGATGGGGTGCCCACCACATTCAAATCATCCCCTTGCCCATTGTTTCGCCCTTGACCGGGATACCCGTCGTCCGTGACGCCGAGCCCTTGGCTATCTTTTCCTCGCCCTGAGCCCCGATCGAGAGGTTGCCGTCGTCGCCAGGAGCTGTTCTGGTCGCGGCACTGGGGCGGCTGGCCAGAACACCAGCCAGGAAGCCGCCCTGGTCGCCGACTTGGAGGGCTGACACCACATCACCGGGGATTGGAGCCAGTGCTCGCGACTCGGCTCCGGTGGCCAATGATCGCATCGTGGGCTTTGACGTTACCTCGGGGCCTTGCGGGCTTTCCTTGGTCATGGGCAGTTTTTCTTTCATCCATTCCATCGGAACTCGCTGAGGTGACACCATGCCGCCGGTGCCGGTCATTTTGCCTTGTTTTTGGAGCATGTCGCCCATGTTACTGTCCTTTCGGGAATGTTTCAAATTGAACTGGAGGAAGTTCGTCGGGGTCGCTGTCTTGAAAAACGGTACTGGAAATCTTGATTGTCACGACGTTCGCTAACGGGTCAAATTCAAGACCGACGCATTTGGCGTCTTCGGGGAGAGCGTTTTTTATGACACGGAAAACCTGTGGTTTTTGGTACATCAGAATACCAATCCAAAGGTCGGCGGCGATTTTGAGAGACCTGGTTTTCACTGGCTTACGCTCCCACGACAATACAGGCAAACGTTGAATTGGCGGTCGGTGTGATCGTGATCGCCGTATTAGCCGCATTGATCACGACGCCGTTGACTGATTTTAGTATGTGGGCCGAAGCCCCGTCGATAGTGAGAGTTGAGTTCGTGAGTGGCATCTGGAGTTTGTTGCCGTTCGTTCCCGATGGGCCGACGGTCATGCTCGCGGAATTGTTTCCATCGAGGCCAGAGAGATTGTACAGGGTAACTTCGTAGTATTTGGCAAAAACGTTATCGCCCGCCGCGCCGTTGGTGTTGGTGCTCGTATTGGTCAAGGGGACCGTCACCGCATTGGTGCCGGACAGGATAACAAAAAACACTCCCGACTTGGTGGCACCATTGACGATCTGGCTGCCAGTTAGCCGGGCCGCCTGAATTTCAAAGCCGTCCAACATGACGACGCCGGAATTGAAGTTCGGTCCAACACCATTCGTGTCGGTGCGGAAAGCGCTGCCCCCAGGAACACGGCCGCTTATCATCGTGGCGGACTGGGTGTCGAGTTGCGTGACCGTCGGCAGGGCAATGACCGCATTGGTGTTGCCGTTGACGTTGGCCTGCACACTGGCCGACAGGTTGTTGTAGACAAATGACACACCGGTCGTATTGGTTTGCAAAGGCATGGGATTCCCCCTTGATGTGAATTACAAGATCATGATCGGGTTATTGTTGTAGTAAGAGTCACCGTGATTCTCGGGGTCATCCTTGTATGCCGTCAGGGCGTTGATCAGGGCGGCGAGGCCGTCGATGCGCTCGGTGGACGAGGACTTGTTGGGGAAAATTAGGCCGGTAACCGTGCGGATCAGTGAGGCGTTGGCGATGTTCCAATTCATGATCGGATTCCCATCATGACATATCAGTCTGCCCAGTATCATTTCCTCAAGGGTTACACACGCTTCGTTGAGCGTGACGGCTCCCTGGGGAATACCCTTGATATTGATGCTTTCGCGGTTAAATAGGTCGATGATCAAAGCCATTGCATAAGCTCGGTCGGCATAAAGAGCGCGAACCGGGTATTTCTGGTGCCACGCGATGATGTCGCGCTTGATGTGATCCTCGTCGACCACTCGATACGGGCCAGAGCCAGGACCTTTGGTGAAGGTCAGATACCCCATCCGCTCCCACTCGATATACCGATCCTTGTTACGAAGCTCATCTCGCCACTTTCCGTCAAATGGGACCCATCCGTGACCGATAATATGAACCTTGCCATCAGGCTGGGGGAATACCATCCAGTAGCAGGCCATGTCACCCGTGATGCCCATATCCAGGCCGGCATAGCACGGCTGGCCATAGAGGTGCTCGACACAGGGAGTACCGTTGGGAAGCACGATTCTGTCGAATTCGCCCTTGCATGCGGCCCACTCTTCGGTGGAGAGCCACTTTTGTTCCTGGTCGGTCCAGACATTGAGATAAAGTTGCTTGAAACTGTTCTCGTAAGCCGGGATTTGCTGCGCCTTCCTGCACTCACTTTTGATGAAGTCGAGTTGACAAAAGTCGCCAAGAGCCGGCATGGCTTTCCGCCACGTCTCTTCAGAAGTCCAGTCGTCCTCTGGATCGGCGGCATAAATAATCGGCAGGAAGTTCGGGTCATCGACAAGGCCATCGCGGACATCGGTGGCGTATTTCCACTGCTCCCAGCAAAGCGAGGAGCGGTCCCAACCCGCCGTGGTGATCGTGATCGTCAGTGGGTTGATCGTGGCACCAAAAGCTGACGTGAGAGCCTTATAGAGATCCCGGTTGGGAAAGACCCACATCTCGTCAAATATGATAACGCTTGGGCGCAATCCGTATTTAAGTGCATGCTCAGATGACAGTGCTTCGTAGAAACTGTCGGTCGGATTGCACTCGATCCGCTTGGTCGATTTGTAGATCTGGGCGACGTTCGAGAGGGCCTCGCTCTGGCGAATCATGGATGTCGCGGCATTGTAAATCAGAGCGGCTTGCTTGTGATCACCGGAAGCTGAGTAAATTTGCTGGGAGCGTTTCCCGGTCCCAAACAAGAGGTAGTCGACGATAGCGCCAAGAATTTCGGTTTTCCCGCATTTTCTTGGAATACCTATGAATACCTCTTTGTATTTAGGCTTTCCCTTGTCGTCGAAGATCTTCCTGATGATGCCGTGTTCTTGCCATGGACGAAGGCCGAACGGCTGGCCGTGGAAATCCCCGGTGTGATGAAGGGCGTTAATAAAGTCGACAGCGGGGTTCGGCGTCGACTTTGGTTCGCGGCTTTTAGGCTTCGGCTTTGTGGCGGAAGTGGTCAAAGGGTTGTGATGAGGAGACTAGCGATTTCGCCGTCGGTATAAGTCGGCGTGACTATCGCCACGCTGGCTTTTTCGAGGAAGTTGCGGCGATTGGTCACAGGGTGAAACCTGGGGATTTTGGGAGTCTATTAAGATATTGAGCGATCGGCACAAGGAGTGCAAGAGCAGTTTTGGATTTTTTGTCACGAGACCACTCTCAGCTTCGGCGCCACGCATAGGTAATCATGGGACGATTGCACAAATGTCGCGATGTCGCGCCAGTTGGTGTCATACTCAGACTTGAGTTCCGGGCTTGGCTTTTCGGCATCCTTCCGGGTTTTCGACCACCGCAAGCCGCCATCAGGCCCGAGCTTGTTGTCCCACTCCAGCCGCCAGCCGAGTTTATCCAGGGTCGCAATGAACTTGGCCGAGTCAAACTCCACCCGCTTCGGCGCCGATGGTTTCCTCGATCGCCCTCCCTCCACGTACTCCTCCAGCGTGTTGCGGACGCCACCCATCGTGGTGGTTCCTGGCCGTTTGAGCGCGTCCGCCACCCAATGGCGTGGATACTTTTTCAAGAGGCTGGCGATCTGCCAATCGAGCCCCTCGGCGTTGAACCGCTTCTCGGCCTTGAAAGTCAGTTCCGCCTGCTCTTCCTCGGTGGTTTTTTCTTCATCCGAAGGAGAATCACACAACGACGACTCCGGTTCTGAGGTCGTAGTCGTGTTGATTTTGTCTAACCCCAAAGGGGAGGGAATTCCTTCTGTTTCTATTTGGGGGTCAAAATTGACCCCAGGGGGGGGCCATTCTTGATCCCCAGGGGGGGTCATTTCTGCACTCTGGGGGGGGTCGGGATTGACCCCCAAATTACGCGCACACGCGTGCGAGGCATCCGATTGCATGAATGGGAAGTAGAACCGCCACCCGGTCCGATTGCGAGGTTCGTCGGGATCGGGACTGGCAACCTGGACATGCAGGATCACACCGGCGTCCCTGAGTCGGCGGAGAGATCGCTTAACGGTTGCCTCAGACCGTCCTACGCCCTCGACAAGCCGACCGAGCGTCGTCCAGCACGAATCGTGCAGGCGCGATCTGTAGCGTAGCAGGAGGGTCAGGACTTGGGTGTCCATCGCCCGAAGTGTTCTCTTCGCCACCAAATCGGCGACAAGCCTCGGGATCGGGTCGAAGGGATACCTGATCTTTCGTGGTGTGGACTTGCCGTTTCCCTTGTCAGGGGGTACGATTGGTTTCACGGATTCGGTCCTTGTAGGCTAAGGAATCGTGTCCACCTGCCGCCTTCCAGGACGCCAATCCTGGAATCAACTCAAGGCAGCACGCCCGTTTACACCGGGCGTGTTCGCTTTTGGTGGCAGGTCTCTTTATTAAATCAAAATTTTCCGTTGCCGCTAAGTGTACAAGATTTTTGTCGCTTGTACACTGAGTGCTCGCCGGGTCTAGAACCTCAAATTTCTCGGCCAAGCAACCGGACGAGTCGCACGCCCAGATCTCGATCCGGTTCCTGCGCCCGATAAACCTGGCGGGTTTACCACAAAGTATCACTCGTCTTTATTGTCATTACCGCCGAGGTAGAACGGTGTCGACGCCCATCCCGGGATCGTCGTAGGTGTATCACCATCGCGGACATGATTGATCGTGCGGCCGTCACCGAAAAATGGGGCCGGCGTGATCGGGTCCGGCTTTAGAATCGTGAATCCCGTATCACTCGTCTTTATTGTCATTACCGCCGAGGTAAGGCCCGTGACTGTGAAGCGGGTGTCGTTAGTCCAAGATGTCGTCGCCCCACTGAGCGTCAGCGAGATCGATGGCCCTGGATCAACCTTTGGATCTGGGATGGCGGATCGCCGCCATGGCAAGCGATCGAGGCCCCAGAGGGTTAACCAGACGGCGAATGAGATTGTGGCGAAAATGGCGAATGGGATCACGAGACCACCTCCAGCTTCGGCATATCCCGATGATCAGCCAAAATCCGATCGCCAACCGATGTCCCACCTGTGATCTTGCCCTGGGCGATAAGGGTGGCCTCCTGCTTTAGACAGGACTCCACAGCCCCAAAGATACCAATTTCATGGGCATTGATCAGTCCGTCCAAGACGCTAACCGAGGCTATGACTTGGTCTTGAAACTCAATGACGGTCATGGTGGCGCGGCGACTGTAGACGTATTCGAGGACATGTTCCGGAGTAACTTGGTACTTTGCCTCCTTGTCGCAGCATCTCATGTCATCTATCCTCCGAATCAGCGGCGTACCGCCAGTGGCCGGAGCGGGTGTCGGGGGATTTTGCGAGGTCGGTGAATTGCTTGACCAGGGCCTCCTCTTGATCGATCTCCTTGAGGATCTCCTTGGCCACGGTTGGATTTTCTCGGATTGCCATCCCAATCCGGTCGCGAGTGTTCATGGCGACGAGGATCGCATGGAATTCATCGAGGCCGATATCGAGCATTTCGGTTTCGATTATCTTGGGGATTCCGGACATGCACATCATCTTGAATCGTTCTTGCCGAGTCATTCCCGCCAGTATTTCACGAAGTCTGGAAGCCGCGTCCATCAGGCTGTCTCCGAAATTTTGATCATGCCGGCAATGGCCTCGGCCGGTGCTCCCGACTTGGCGATGGTCCGAACAACGTTTCGCGACGGTGTGGTTGTAAGCCCCAGTTCGCGAAGCAGACCACGGAGTTGGGCTGTGAATTGGCGTACCATTGAAACGTTCTTGGCATCGAGACTGAGATCGCACATCTTGTGAGCCCGATTGAGCAAGTCTTTGATTCTGGCGCATTCCGCTATCACGGACAGGTCGACGCGACCGATGGTTGCTCGGGCGATGAGAACCTTGCAAAGCCTTTCGTATTCGACCTTTGCTTCCTTGGAAAGCTTGATCGGGGAATCAAGTTTTTCATGATTGATTGCGTCCACAGTTAGTTCCGCGCCATTGTCGGCGGATCGGAGTTTCTGGCCTCGGACAGCCATTGGAGTCCTCGAAAAAATAGGATTGGATCGGACGATTCTGGTTCAGGTTATCACGGTTCTAGGTCGGCCGCAAGGGGCTTGTCAATGTCAATTTCTGGAGTCAAGGTACGAAAAATGACCACAAAAATGTGTAAGTGGGGGGCAAGCGGTCGTGGTTGCACCCATCCAGAAAATCAACCCCCTATACCATGCATGCACTCTCAAATCATCATACGCTTATGAATAACACCTACGATGGACCTTTATGTGATGCCATTAATGTCATGCATGCATCATTCGTGAACGCATGTTAGGTAAAGACTAGCCCGCAAGCATGGAGTGAGCCAATAGCTCGCGACATGGGCCGGCGTCAGCCCGGTGTCTAGCCATGGTCTGATGGTGCATCGCCGGCCCACGCTAGGGACTGGTGGTGCGTCCGTGGGACGGCATGCACCACGTAGGCTATCGGCTCACAGTATATAAGGATAGCGACTCGCCCACCCCACTTCATTGCATGCATCCAAAAAACTATTTTGAAAAAATTCCGAAAAATGTTGTCGACTTTCGGTTCGGAGTGCGTATACTGTATGTAGAGAGCACACAGAAAGCACACTGGGCACGAACCACGGAGACAAGAACATGACGAACGCGAGACTCGAAAGCCTGAAAAGCGAGAAGGCTAGCCTGGTCTCCTACCTTCGTCGCGAAGGCGACACGATGTCGGCCAGCGAGTATGAGGACACGATGGCGCGATTATACGATCTAAACACCGACCTAGACCCGATCTTGTATCCGTCGATCAGCGAGCTCAGTGACGCGATCATCCTGAATGCCACGCAGTCCACGCCGCTCGCCAGCGGCTCAAAGGCGTGGATAAACGACGTCTTCGCGACCCTATCCGCGAAAGGCTACTCCGGCACCCTGGATGACTTCCATAGCGCTCTCATGGCCAGCCATCGTCATCTTCTCAGCCGGTGCGATCTAGTCCAGGCTTTCGACCCACGCATCGTAGCGGCGAACGAGCTGGTCGACGCGACCCTCTCGGTCCGGCCGCAATATCATTTTGTTCACACGGTCTGATCGCAACGGCCATGGACGGCCATTTTCACCCTCGAAAATTATTTTCCGAAAATCCCGAGAAAGAGGTTGACTTATACATAGAGACCAGGTATATTGTAAGTGTAAGGCAAACGCAAACCGCAAACAAAGGACCGAACGATGACGACGATCAAAAGCCAGGCCGACGCACTGAAAGCCATCGCGAGCCTTAGAAGCCGGATCGAATTCGCGAATCAGGTTTCCCAGGACGCGGACCGGTCGGCCACTGATCGCAACAATCACGCCGTCATCCTGGGAAACCTGATCTTCCGGGCACGGGCGATCAGCTCGCAGTACAAAGTGCGGTTCAAGGACGGATTTTTGGGACTTTGAAACTCACCACGAACCCCGAACCCCGAACGGAGACCGAACGCGATGACGACGATCAAAAGCCAGACTGACGACCGGCTCGCTGGTGGAGATGGGAGCGTATGCCCTGTAATCGGGGTATACGTAACTCAGCTCAACGACTCGGAATTATTCGCGAATCACCGCGATGACTTGAAGCCGTTTATTCCGCGAATCGTCGGGACAAGGTGTGATCTGGCGTGCATGGTTGCAAGAGCGGAAATTGCGGCCGAGTACGCGGCCGAGCACGCCGCCGAGTCCGCCAAGTACGCCAAGTGTGCCGAGTCCGCCGCCGAGTCCGCCGCCGAGTACGCCACCAAGTACGCCACCAAGTGTGCCAAGTACGCCGCCGAGTCCGCCAAGTCCGCCGAGTACGCCGAGTACACCACCAATTCCGCCGAGTACGCCGCCAAGTGCGCCGCCTGGTACGCCACCGAGTGTGCCAAGGGCGACGCCGAGTCCGCCACGTCCTCCGCCGAGATCCGGGCCAACTGTCTCGAATGCCTTGAAAAAATGATTCAGGTTGGAGCCTGAAACCCCGAACCCCGAAGGGAAGACCAGATCATGAGCACCAATCTAACTCGAATTCCTGACGGAACGATCCGCCTGACCCATCCTGGGTATGATCGCATCTACCTGGGACTCTATGTCGAGGATGACTCGGTTCAAGGCGAGGTGTTTGCCTGCGGTGATATCGTGCTTTCGCCAGAGCCATGCGACGTGATAGAGATGGAGCTTCGCCAGGGCGACACGTCAGGCGATTTTACTGACGAGGATGCCCCAGGTTCGGACGGTCCGATCGACTGGCATTGGGAGTTCACGCCGACGGAATCCTGACCCATACCTAAACCCCGAACGGAGACCGAACGATGACCGCGACGAAAACGGAGATCCAAAACCTAATCCAAGACAACGTGGGACCGGCCGAACTCGCCCAATTTCTGACCGCTCCATGGGGATGGGTTCTCGGCCTTTATGCTGACGGGTCCGTGCACATCGGCAACTCTGTGGGGGCTGAGATCGATCCCAACGAGCGCCCGATCGTTACCGCTCGCTGCCCGGGCATCGGGAACATAGACACGACATGGTGCCGTACCGGCTGGGATTGTGAGGACCTCGACGACGCGGAGGTGATCATAGATTGCTGCGAAAACGGCGACGTCGAGGACGAACTGAAAGAACTGCATCGAAGGTTGGTCTCGGATATCGAGGATTGACCCGCATTTTGACCCCAAACCCCGAACCCCGAACGGAGACCGAGATGAGAACGAGATTTGCCAGCGATTGGGCGCGTGTGGAACTTCAGAAGGCCGGAATTCGGTCCGATGTCGATTCCGGCCAAGCCGCAGTCGGCCTGAACTCTTATGTTACCGACGCGGAGACTTGCTTGGTCCTCGCGATCCTGAAAAACGCTGGATCGCCACCCGAATGGCTGGATTTAGTCGAAGTCGCGAGCGGACCACGAACGGAGACCTAACCATGACAGCCGCCACCCGCCAAATCATCCAAGCGACTCTCGAAACGATGGTCATTATTGGATGTGTAAATGGAGTGCTCGGGATTCCGGCATTCACGATCGCGGTTATCGTCGGTGGAATCACCCTCATGGTGATTTTCCGCGTTGCTGGCCACCACATCTACAACCAGATCACGGAGTCACGCACATGATCATCGCTAAGATCCCTGTCCGGTTGCGTCGGTCATTCAGGTCTCGCATCCAACGTTTTTTTCTCGGAGTCACGCACGTGGTTCGCAAAACCCGATTCGTCGAACTCGGTTACCTATGTGAAGTTCGTGGACTATGGAGAATTGTTGATTTGAGCACGCCTCGAATTAACGGAGAAGCGCCACGGATAGGGCCGCATTATCACAGTGAAGCCGAACTGTTGGGAGACCTCGAATCTTACGCTGGGCGCTTCGGGTGCGATGCCGCAATCCGTCCCAACGATCCGCTACCCCCTGAGCCCGATGATGACACATTCGAGCCGGACTTCGACGAATTCCTGCAAGCTTACCTCGATTGCGCTCTATGGTCGTCGGTGGATATGGACACTGGAGAAGCTCTCGATGATTATTACTCCACCGACGACTTCACGCCAGAAGCCATGCAGCTGATTACAGACGAATGCAGATCATTCTTTGATGCGAATATTGGCGATATTCGCTATGGTTGCGTCGCGACTAATCTGAGGTTCTCGGACAGCGAACGCGCTGGCCATGATTTTTGGCTCACCCGAAATGGTCACGGAGCCGGTTTTTGGGATGGTGACTGGGTAGAGCCTAGAGCAGCCAGGCTGACCGCCGCGTCCAAAGCTTTCGGCGAGACCACGATCCTTCCCAATGACAACGGTAAACTCGAAATCTTTCCCAGCTAATTCGAGTTTATTTCCGCTATTTCAGGGTTATTTTCAGGCTTTTTCACCCATCAACACACGGAGACATGAACCATGAGAACCGCTCGAATCACATCGCGATACGATGTGGCCCATGCATGGGCACAACAATCCACCAAGAAATCGGGCAGCGCTGGAAACGTGTCATTTCACGGTCCCTCTTACCTTAGCTACGCGACAGAAGTAGCTCGATTTCACACCTCGAAGAAATCGCGCGCCGTGCTCTTCACCTCTCGCCGCTACTCAGTCACGACGTCATGCCATGTTCAGGCCGCGCAATCCGCAGTCTGCGGATTAGACGTGCAGACGTTCACTGTGCCGAACGTCGATCCTCGGTCCGCCAACGACCACAACTGGAACTGGCGACACTACATGGATCAAATTCGGGAGAATGCTGGCAAGGCAAAGCGAACAACGAAATACAAGGATATTTATCTTGTCGCGGCTCGCGAATACATCGAAAAAGCAAATGCTTATGCGAAGTTCTTCGGTCTTCGGAAATCGCTCCCCAGCGACCTTGACGAAATCGAGCGAATGGCTCGCAAGGTCGGCCTGATCAACTGACGGTTTTTCGGAGTTAATTCCGCCTATTTCACGGTTTTTTACGCATCAACACACACAAATTCGAGGAGTACAAACGATGACAACCACCATTCAGGGCTACGAACCGGATTTTCCCGAAATTCCAGACGATCTCATCGATACAATCGAGTACCGGAATCAGGAACCCGATAGCCCCGATGGCCTTTCTGGCCAATGGTTCGTGATTGATGAAGTGTTTGGCCAAATCTGGGAGGGTACGTTCGCCAACGATCATTCACCCGGTTCCAGCCACAACACGTGGTGTACGACCTACAGCGGAGCGAGTGGCGAATCCGAATTCCACACCGAGTGGAAACGGCTTGAAGCGCTTCCCGAGTATGAGCCAGGTGGACTCGGATTCGACGACAACCATCAGATCGAGTATTGAAGCCAGGCACAAACAAAAGCCCTGGCCAAGCCATGGCTATCTTCCACGAATGGAGACCGAGATGAAGACCGAAAACGAGAAACCGAAAATCGCTGTGATCGATGGTCTTTTCTGTCCGTTTTCGGACCAGATCGACCATGGTCCGCGCGGGGCGGAAAGGCGGATTACGATATTTTGGGGCATCGGCTATCCCACTTTCGAGTTGGCCCGGAAAGCCATCGAAATCGTGACTTTCGGAGGAACCAATCCATCCGGAATTTTGATCGACCAAAATTCCGGGAAACGAATCTGACCACCAGGCGAGCCACGGACAACACATTACCCGCACACCAAAATCCCAAACCCGCACCGAACCACGAATGGAGACTTGACCATGATGACCGCGACTGTGAGCAAAAAAAAGATCCTCGAAGAGATCCGAGAAGCCTTGCTGAAATCCATGACGTGCCCCGGATGGCACGCCGTGCGGGTAACCCCGAACGGCGACGTTTACAGTGACCTTGAAGCGTCTCCATGCTGGAGCGAGGGGGAGTATTACGGCAACCAGCCGCATACCGTGACTGTCTGGTCGACGTCCAGTACAGGGACGGAGAGCGACGAAGATGTCGAGAACGCGCGCGAGAGCGGCGACTGGGAAGCGTGGTTTGAGACCAATGTCGGCGACGCCGACGAGTTGGCCGAGAAGCTTGAGCCGACAGGGCTTGCACTGGACGACGATTGGTATCCACGCTGATCGGCGTGGCATTGCATCCAATCACACTTTTGGAGATCTAACGATGACGCTCGAATCCCGAGTTTTTGCGCTTTCCCGCCTCACGGTCCGCGACGAATCGGGGCGACATTTTACCGAACGTTATTCCGATTGTCGAGCGCATTGGGGAGCTTGGACTGCCCTTTCTAGGGGATGCCGAGCGGTTCGACGTCTCCCGAGAGTGGAGCGAAACTCTAAAGAGGAGATGTCGCATGGCTGTGTCCAGGCTGCTTTCTGAATCGTTTCGCGAATCCAAGAAACTCGAGGAAAAACCATGACTACAATCACCCAATCAGAACCAATGACCATAGCGCAGGCTATCCGGATAGCCTATCCTCGCCTGCGACGAAAAAATGTTGTTGGAATAATTCACACTGGCGCCCGAAGAACGGTATATCAATGCTGCGAGTGCCGGTGTACTATAAGTAGATGTACGTCCTGGCCAGTTACCGTCCGAGTCCGGAAATTTCAGAGCGAGCACGAGACGACATGTGGATCTGAGCTAGTGACTCGGGTCCAAGCCTCGGCCTAGCGTACGGGCCACCACCAGAACATACCCTAAGGTCAGCGATTCGCCATCAGGCGAGGCGCTGACCTTTTTCGCGTTTACGGTCTTACGATGAGCGACTAGGCGTCGAGATGGCGCAGCCAGCGTGGAATCGATACCGAGCCAAGGATTTCCCCTGCGGCATCCTGTGGCTTCCAAGGGCTAGCGGGCTTTAGGACGAGTCGGAACGACTAGTCGATCGACCGGTGAGGCATGATACATGGATCGAATCCATGGCAATCTAGAGGCCGCTAAAATCCTATATTTTCCGCTATTTTGGGGTAATTTCTGATTACGTGTAAACCGGTATTGATCTATGGCTTCGCATGGATGCATTCTACTGCTTCGCATGGATGCATTCCAAGTGCACGCATTGACGTAGGTGTAGAGCAGGTTCAAATGTGCATGCACTCAAATCCTGTTTGGCTTATATGTTTGATGGTTTATTGGTATAGGTGCATAGTAGGTGCATGGGTGCACAAGTGGATAAATGTGCGGATTACTTTGATAAACGTAGAGATGTATACGTATAAAAGCATGCTTAAGCATGCTTTTATGTGACAGGGCATTCGTGGTGAAACCAAAATCTTTTACAGTGGAGTGCGACCATGAGCGAGACAGTGACAACCGAACGAACCAAGCAAGGCCGAGCTACGCGATTCAATCAGACCAAAACCATTACCCTGGACCAAGATACGATCGACCGACTAGCCCGCATTGAAGCCGAAGCTCCGGATGTAGCTAGTTTCAGTGCGGCGATCCGCTATGCAGCCAGGATTGCATGCGAGCAGTTGGGCGAGACGAGAGACGAGGATGTGACGTAGGTGCATGCATGGAGTTATTGAATGCACCTATCGAAAGAGGTGGTAAACCCAAGGCAGGAACATGTCGTGAAACCCCAGTATAGACATACTATAAAAGCATGCTTAAGCATGCTTTTATATGGCAGGTGCGGATTTGCATGCACTCAAAATTAATTAATCTTACATGTTTGATCGTTCATGTGGGTAGGTGCATGGATTACTTTGATAAACGTAGAGATGTATACGTATAAAAGCATGCTTAAGCATGCTTTTATGTGGTAGGCCATTTCATCCTTGAGTAGACTGATGCCTTCCCCTCCTGAAGTGTTCCCTGGAATGACATCGCTGGCTATAGCTCCGTAGGTTCTCCTCATTCAACCCTAGTTCCGGGCACTCTGACAACTCCCGCACATGGTGCACCAGGGTTGCCGGAGTGTAAAGCTCAGCCTTGGTGCACTCCTCGCACTCGCAGTAGGGACGCTTGGCCAACACTAACTTCGCCAACGCCTTCCACGCCTGAGAGTTATAAAACGCCTTGGCCTCGCGATCTCGCCGCGTACGATCATATTGGCTGTCACGATCAGCCTTGACCTCCTTGGCGGACGGCATCCAACGTGGCTTGTAGGTGGGGGGTGATTTCATTTGACAGCCTCTCTCAATTCCACCTGATGGCTTCAAGACACGCATCTTCGGCTCGCTTGATCTCCTGCATGGCCTCTCGGTAGTCGAATTTTTTGGTCTCGAATATCTCGCCGGCTTTGCGAAAAATAGTAGCGGCCTCATCATGGGCCGCTTTCGCTATATCAGCCTTCTCCTGGGCTTCCCGAAGAGCAGCGATCGCTTCATTCACCGTCTTCATTGTGACTCCAGTAGGGTCGCCTAACGGGTTTGTTTCCTAAAGCTATTGCAGTCTCTCGGTCTGCGTACCGCTGAAGAGCTTCTACGCTGGTACACCAATGGCTTCCCATGCGAATGCCTTCGAGTTTGCGCTCTTGAATTAGGCGGCAAAGCGTAGAGTGATGGGTTGGACGCCCTCCGCGACCTGGTGGAAATCGTTTCGCGGCATCCTTGAGAGATATGATCGTTTCGATCGCGATGTCAATCATGGTTAACTCTGGCTATAAACCAATAGCAATGGCAATTGCTGGTAACGATTCACAACCCTAGAGAATACCAAGAGATTCGAGAGAAGGTCAATCTTCGCCGTGATCCTGGCTTCATTGATAGTCACTCTGGCTTCTCCCGAATCCGAGACCACCTGCCATCGACCATCTGAAAAACATCGGTCGAGGCATCGATGATAAAAAAGCCGTTGTTAATTCCCCGAAGGATGCTTTCCTTCATGATTACACGAACCTCGTCGCTAAACATCCTGTCCGCGAAAAACATGAGCGGAGGCCAAATCGACGACTTGGATTCAGTGACTTCTTTTGTGGTTGGTCCATCCATAATTGCAATTGCTTCGTGGCAATTCCCACAAACAAATCTAGGATAACCATTGAAGCTTATCCCTTCTTCGTTCATGTCATGGCCGCATTTGAGGCATTTGATAATTTCCCTCACAAACTCCTCTTATTCGCCGGCTCCACATCGTCGGCGCTTTCTTCTTGCTGGGTCATCCGGTCAATGATTTGGGACAAGAGGTCAATAGTCCGTCCCTGGGTCTCTAGGGATCGCTTGAGGCTCTCGATATGATCATCGAGAGCCTTGATTAAGTCGTCGTAGTGATCGTGGAGCGGCAACACTGGTGGGGTGCATCCGCCATGCTCGGCCTGGTCGAGTTTCCGAGGAACCGTAACAGGAGGTCCGCCACGTCCCATGAATTCTCGCTCGGCGGCCTCCCTGATCGTGGACGACGGGCTTACACCTGATTGACCCATTGGCCCTGCTCCAGTCGGACCAGGAGTAACCGGAGGTAAATCCATGTTCGCCGCCCTCGCTTTATCCAAAATCTCTTTTGCCGTCATAAGCCCCATCCTAAAAAATGGAGCGGCCCTCACGGTTCACTCGTCAAATTCTCGTCAGTGGCTTGCTCGGTCACTTCAGATTCTGGAACTAAAACATCTTGTCCAGCAAAACGCGAGCTTTGTGTTGTTTCCGTTGGAGACACCACTGGCAAATCAGGTTTCCCCAATCGAAATGAATACAAGGCTTCATTTGAGATAAATGAAGTCGTGCCGGTGAGCGGACCATCAGAGATAATGCGAAAGTTCGGAAACATACTGATATCCTTAAAAAAATGGAGGCGAGGGTTTCGGGCCTCTCGCCTCCCGGAGCAAGCAACCATGAAAAATCACCATGGACCGTAGGTTGCAATCCGCACCCTCATTCTCGTCACGCTACGGATTATCCGAGAGAGGGCTCACGAGGCGAGTGTCCAGCCTCTGTGAATCAGTGATGGCTCGCCGCCGGATGCGAATCCAGTCGCTGCTCGATCCGGGTAATCTCGCCCTGGAGCTTGGCGTGCTTGGCCCGATTGACGACCACGCTCATGACCGAGCAAATCAAAACGATCAGGCCGAGGGCGAGCGTGATCAGAATATCAGGGCGCTTGGCTAGAATGCGGAAGATTCGGCTTGGCATTGATGCTTGGGGCGCAGCCCGAAGGCTTTGCGGGTTCACTGCTTGCGTGTACATTGTCTCCTCCCGACTGTACGGGATCGCCGCCATTTCGAGACTCGATCCCCCGTCCAGGTTGATTTGCATGGGCATTGATGTCCTCGTCTCTGAGAGCGCGTCGAATCTTTACAAATACATCTAGCAGCAGGTATGCCAAAAACGAGAAAACTTGAGCCCAATCTTGGGCTTCCTGCGGGGTCATGTCGTCGGCCCTCCCGGATTACGGTTCTAATCAGAGAGCCGCTATTTCGGTGTTGTTGCTGGGTTCCTGATCAACTCAGTAGCGGCCCGTGAAAGCGGGTCGTCAGGAGTCTGACTGGGATCGCGAGTCCTGGTCAGGCTCTGTTTGTCAGATCATTAGTATTGCCGAAAATCTTGCTGGCGGCAACACCTCCATCGTCACGCCCGAAAGATCGGACCTCCGCCACCAAAGAGCGAAACCAAAATCCCGATCAGCACCAGGACTGCCAAGACCAACAGAATATACTTCGCGATCGGCTTCCAGCCCTCGGGCATGAACGGAGCCCGGTCAACCAGCAGGTTGAGCAGGCCGAACACGATGCCGCCGACAATGAGGTAAACGACCACCCAGACTGCCGTGCTGACTGATATCATGCTTCCCCCTTGATTTCCTCGTGGCGTTCATTTGGACCATTGCCGTGCCGTTCGATGATCTGTGTGACTTCGGGAACCGGGACGACTTTCGCGGCCAACATGTCCCCGGAACGCAGGCGTTCGATCTCGGTTCCTTGGGCCATTCCCTCGGCGTGCGAGGCTTTCTTGGTCTCTTCTTGGAGTTCAGAGAGCCTTGAGTTCATCAATTTGTGGTTATTGTACATCATCCAGGCGATCAGCGCTTGCGTGACATAAAAGCCAATCCAGACGGCAACTTGCTGCCACGACATCTCGGCGGTGGGCGGCACAATTGGGTTCACGAGTTCTCCTTGTCCTTCATATCCCCTCCAGCGGCGGCTTGCACCCAGGATACCAGATCTGTTTCACAAGCCACCGCTTGGCCTCACGGCAATCCCTAAAATCATAGCGGCACACAGCCGGTTCACGGGTCGTCGCTGCCACGTGGAAGCCGTACTGCGTCGGATGGCTCACGATTCCAAGAAGGTCGCCATTGGGGTCGAGCAGCTCCCAACGGTCCTTGGTATTTCGCCACCGTGCTCGATCGGACGCAATCCTCGGGAGCGGTGTGACTGCCGGCACCGAGGCCATGGCGAAGAATTTACGGCGATTCATGATTCTGCCACCTCGTATTCCTGTCCGCACAGCCATTCCAATTCAAGTGGAGACGCGTAGCGGTGACAGGCCAAGTCAAAAGCCTCGTAGGCGACATCGAGCCATGATCCATTGATAGTCATTCTGGTAACCTCGACCCAATCATCAGGCAAATTCTCTTGGCCACTTCCGGTGCCAACGGCGTGCTCGTGGCGAGCGAGGCCAGAAGTTTGCGGGCGTCGTCGACCGAGAAGACAAATTGGACCGTCTTCGTTGGAGATGTTGGTCTCACGATTGGTTCAAGTGTCGCCGCAAAGACTTCTGGGTCGTTTTCTTCGGTTTGGCTTACTTCGATCGAAGTCTGTCGGAAGTGATAGCGGGAATCAACGAAAAAGACCTCGCCATTGAACACTCTAGCCCCATGATTGTCACCATGCCAACGAAGTGTACATTGACCTTCGTCATCGGTCATCCCAGGAGGAATCACATCGCCACCGAGGAATCCGGGGGCTGATACCTTAATACCCATAAGCGGCTTTCCGCTATCGGATGCGTAGGCCGCAACCCGCATACTGGCGTTAATCTCTGCCATTGTTCACCTCGTATATATAAACCCCGCATTGACACAAATCTGTGCCTATTTAGTTCCCAGAGACCACGCAGTGCACATACGGGAACCCACAGACCTCAATGCGGGGGCTTGTTTGCACGGGTAGTCTGCCCCTCGGCTATGGGTGTAACCGAAGATATCCGTACAAGCAAATGGGGCGACCTCGACTCGAACGAGGAAGTTTTACACCGGCCGGTTTTCCGGACACCCTTTTGGTAAAGGTAGCGTTTGCCATTTCGCCAGCACCCCATAACGCCCTGTTTATTTAACGTCGTCTGAGCACACGACGAGTCAGATTTCCCTACAGGCTGGCTCCGACAAACACCAGTCTTGATCAAGATTCCACTTTTCCTCACGGTCCAAGTGGCCAGGAGATGGCGAGTTTTCTGGTGCACCACCAAACGGATTATCCATCATTTCCAGCACTGTGCGGTGCTTTCTCTTGATTCACTGTTTTTTCAAACCATTCCCCAATGCGATACAAATTGACAGAATTTTTATCCTTTGCAGTCATCATCCGCATCACATAGAAATTCTGGGCCTCCTGGTATGCTGGACCATAATCACCATGGAAAACAAATACGTCGTACCGCTCATCCTCGGCGGATGTGTCCAGGGCTACGACCATAGCTCGGGGATTGCTCACGTTCTATCCTCCGTCGATCTCGCGAATGACTGATGAACTGAATTCGCCACTCACTCATTGCTGGTCCTTTCTGGACAAGTCTCAACGGCCTGCCCTGGTTCCGAGTCGCCTTCACGGTTGGAATCGATGACTTCGACTGAGATCACGTCACCGACTTCACATGCAAATGACCAATGGTACTGATTGGGCGACAAGCCAAAGTGGAGTGTTAGATCGGTGTTGGTTGTCACGGCGACATTCCGCACTTGGACATTGTCCTGGCGGTTAACCCAACTCAACTCAACCGTGCAGTGCTTGCTGCCGTCGACCATACCGGGCTTGGCGTAGAAGTGGATTCGGACAGATGGCTTTGCGGGGACGTTCATCGGTGCGATTCCTTGTCATGACACTCTTGCACTAGCACTCCGTCTGGCAACCTTACCATTTCTGTGTCAGTTCCGGCCGGGTTGCCAGTGATTGGGTTGCGTGACTCCTCGCTAACAGTCAAGGCATCCGCCGGGAAAGACCCAGTTGCGAGTACTCTGGTTGTGTTGTTGTCCAATGTCGCCGTGACCAGAAACACGCTCTCGTCCTCTCCGTCTCGTGCCCAGTCCACCGAGAGCTTAAGTCGATCGGATTTGAGGTTTACTGGTGGGTCAATCAGATCACGCCGCCGCAAGATCTCCGCGCCCACCTTGCGGCCCAACTCGGCTTTGAGAATTTGTCGTACTGATTCGCATGTCGCTGGAAACGAAAACGGCAATCCGGTCTTACTGTAAAATTCCCGCACTCGACCCAGCGACTCGACTGCCGCTTTGATCGTCCCGAGCAGCCCCGCGATCCGCTCAGCCTGCTTGGCGTTGAGTTGCTGTTCTTCAATAATGACGAGCTTGGACTGACGGCACTCTCGCTCGCTTTCGAGCTGCTTGGCCAGGTTGGCAATCTCTCGGTCGCGCATCTCGATTTCAGCCAACGATTGGATGTGAGCCGTGCGAATATCCGCGTAATCCGAGATGAGCGACACATCACCCTCCATTGATTCAGCTAACTCTTTCCGAATCTCTTCGCGCTCCTTCTCGGTTCGGGCTAGCATGGCCAGCGCTCTGTCGCGTTGATGTCGCAATAAGTTCACTTCGTGTCGCAATAAGTTCACTTCGTGTCGCAACAAGTTCACTTCATATTGAGTTTGGCTGTATTCTGGTAATTCACTCACAGTGGTATCCACTCCCATGTCATTCCGGTGGCTCCCCATCTGGCCATTGGATTGGAGCGAAGGCGATGATTTCCGAGATCAACCCAAGTCTTCCGGTCTTCAGCAAGTAGACGACTGGATCGTCCTCGGAAATCGCGGGGGCGTCCTGTAAATAGGTGATGTCGACCGATCTGTCTAGCCAGTTCCTGGCGTAACTGTGAATCCAGAGGTCGCCCTGTAAATAGGCGATGTCGACCGATCCGTCCTTGGATTTCACGAACCAGCAACCCTGGTATGGTGGCTTGCCTTTTCGCCATCCAGGGAGATCGGGGATATCCACACCCATTTAAAACCTCAGTTAATTGATAGATGCCACCAGTTTTGCCGAGTCCAACTCACGGCATGGTCGGTGGCCCACCAGGTCCCGCTCTTGGATCAAGGGTCGGTAAATGTCAGGGTTAACGCAGTCGGCGTTGTCGGAACGCCGGTGGGCGGCGGGAATGGGTCGGTTGAGCTGACCACGTTTGACGCGACGGATGGCCCGTTCACGTTGGTATCAATCACGTAAAATGTGATGGCGTCGCCAGGAACACAGGGAATCGAAGCCGTGTTCGACGTGGGGCCGACGGTTACCACTGGGAGAACGTTGGCGTTCTGGGTGAAGAAAAATCCTCGCGATGTGACCTGGTCACCTGATATGACCGGGCTTGCGGTTGCGATGGCGGTGCTCATGTGGCGGCCTTTCTCTTTTCGGAAACGGAGGTATAAAGCACAGGGTCGATGCGGAACATGCTTGGGAGGTCTGGGTTTTGGCACTGCGATCTCCCGTTAAAACCGAGTCAGAAGTTACGTCTTGATACGTCCAAACACTTGGTCCACGCTCCATCAAATCCATGGGAACGCGAGCCGAACTGTTTTTCCCACCCCATCCACTTTAGGATTTCATGGGTACTCATGATTTGATCCATCCTAGAGGTGCTTGCACATGATTGACCTCATAATAAATGACTACGGTTCCCGCCGGCGCCACGGGGCTAAAACTCCACCCGTTAGGCACTTGAACCTTTTGACCCGCGATATCGATTCCAACATCGAATCCGGTGGCCGTGGCCGTTTGGGTCCAGCCTTTCTGGCCGTGCACCGTACGTGCCCCGCAGTTAATCTTGATCAGTCTACCCTGATCCAATGGGACATTGTCTGTCATCGTCCAACCCGAGCCAGCAATGTGCACTTGCTTGGGCCCGACGAATACGCCCACATCTACGGTTGCTGGAGGCGTTGGAGTCGGTGTAGGGACTGGAGTCGGGCTCGGCGGCGGGAACGGGCTTGCGGGAAGCACTCGGCCGCCCAATGCCGTCCAGAGAGGAGAAACGGCCGTGTAGTGGGCTCCGTTGGGAGCGTATCCCTGGCGGTTGAACCACCGCCAGGACAAGTTGACGAAGATGTCGGGGTCACTAATCGCGACAGCGGCAGGTTCAAAATACCCACTGGCTCCCCAGGTCGCCATCCCGTAATTTCCATTTGGTTGTACTCCAGTGAGAATGACAGCGTGTCCGAGGTTCGGGTTGGTATCGATCCCCGCTCCAGCATTCCATGTCTCCCCTGGTTTAAATCCCGTCAGCCACTGCGGCGCAAGTTGCCCGTTCCAGATGACCGAGCCGAAGAACCACAATGCGGCCTTGACGGTTTCTGTGTCCGTCGGATCGATATCCATCGAGTCGAGAATCAGGGCGTCCGGATTACCGCCAAGACCTATGTTTTCCCACTGATAGACAAGATTGAATTCGTTCCATCCGATGTCCAGGCCACCAGTAACTTGCAGGTACTGGGCGATGATCGCCGCTTGATCGAATTGCGATTCAACGCCGGTCGCCGCCAAGGTCATCAACTGGTCGCTGTGTATCCCCGCACAGAGCTGGCAGTTGCCGTAAGTTCCATTGCCATCGAGACCGTAAACGGCGGACGGTGCCCACATGAATGAAGTTGGGGCCGTTGGCCATGCTGCCATATCTGAATAGATGGCCCCTAGTGCCACAGATGGCATCGAGACGACTTTGTGAACCGGAATGATCTGTTTCCGCGTCTTCTGTGTCGATCGCAGCGAGGCGCGATCCTGAACGCGAACGTCGGTGTTGAGGCCAGGGATGTGAATAGTTTGGAGCGACATAGTTTTGCTTATAGTTTTCTCGGAAGGCCGGTCCTAGCCCGGCTGGTGTGTTCTCGCCAAGTTGCAATCTTGGCTCACTGTCGGTTGCGATGTCCGCTTACGGGCCACACCAGGAAGTCATCAGGCTGGCACCATACATTCCGCGTGTCATATCGCCACGCCGCTTCCGATAAATCGGCGAGTGCCGGAGTCGAACCGGCAGCACGGGTAGTCTAATCTTCGCCTCAAGCCAATAGAGAGTCGATTTCGTCACCCCCGTAGGCTCCCAAAACCCTCGCCGGTGCCTCCGCCTCTCAGATGCGGAGGACTTGCTTCCAGTGTGGGCGCCACCGCTTCTCCGGGCCGGTCGGTGGCCCACCAGAACGCTCTTGGATCAGGGTTTCTTGGCCGCTTCCCACCCTTCGGGAACCACGACGGCTCGCCGAGAAAGGTTGACTCTCACTAGGTTTTTGTACAGGGGGTTCTCGTTATCCTCGATCACCCATGGCGCCCCCGTTGGGCTCAGCGGTGCATTCAACTGGATTGTCTTGGACGCCAAAAAGATGCCGATGTCGGGGACCACAACGGGCGTTGGCGTTGGCGTCGGTATTGGCACTGGGCCGGGCGGAATCGGCGTTGGCGGATTCACTGGAGTCGGCGTGGGGCTTGGTGTTGGCGCTGGAGGCACCGGTGTAGGCACTGGCGTTGGATTCGGCACCGGGAGATTACCGCCGAGACTATCGAAATCCGAGATCAGGGTCGTCCAGTCAAAACCATTTGGCGCCTTGGCCTGGGCTTTATTGAGTTGGTCCTCGCTCACCAAGACGTACGCTTCGCCGCCGGCTGACGTAACCATGTACTTGGCCAGTGCCGCCCATGTCACGAGGCCAGTCATGCCCCACGAGTCAACCACGACACCTTCAGCCGTGTAGCCAATCGCCATGATGGCATGGCCTTGCTCGGGGTTTGGTTCTCCAGCCACGTCCCAGATGAAGCCGCTTTGCTGCGGCATGGGATTGGTCCACTCGTCTGGCAATTCGAGGCCGTAGTAACTCGACTCGAAAAGGTAGATGCCCTGCTGAATCAAAGTTGGCTGGGTCGCGTCGACACCCATCCATCCCGCAAGCTTCGACCCATCCGCGAATCCGGTTGATGTCCAGTAGCCGAGGGCGGTCTGCTCGTTACAGCCCTGGTCGGTTGCCGGATTTCCTGGGACGTAACCGCCGATGGCCGAGTAATCGCTTATGATCTGAGCGTCAGTAGCTAGAAATAGATCGCCCGCATTGCCGGTCCAAAGGCCGACCTGATGATATCCACCTGCGATCACGCAGTTGCCGAGTTGATCGTTCAGATAGATATTGCTCAATGACGCCGTCGCCGCCGCTGACCAGTCCTCGGTTGCGGGCGGAGCGGCAAGGAGTCCCCTGGTGGTGTAATTGTGGAAATGCCAACGAGGCAGCGTCTTGGGACGATTTCGGCCAAATCTAAGTCTCGCAAACTTCACGGGCATTTTCTCCTGAAAGACCCAATCAAAATAATAAATCCAATTGCAACAAGTATTGGTCCCGGATTAAAACTGCTCATGCGGCCGGTGCCGGAGTGGGTGCCGGCGCTGCCTTTGCGGGAATCAGCGGAGCAACCGCCGCGAGCACAGCCTCGATAATCTGGAGGATCGCCGCCCAATTAACGGCAGCGGCGCCCATGTTGGGATAATGATGAGTCACCGTGGCCGTAACCTTGTCGACAACGGCGGTCTTGACCTCGGCGGGAAGCGAGGCGAACGTTGGGAGCTTTTCGAGTTCGGCGAGGAGATCGGGGTTCATGGGGTCCTTTCGGGTTAGGGTTGGTTCCAAGTTGCCAGCACGAGCCCAGTCAATACGGTAACGACTGTAGGCGTTCATGAGGTCTTTCCGAGGTCGGTTTACGCTCGTGATTTCTTCATCTCAATCCTACGATTCGTCGCTCGCAATTCCATTGCAATCTCGCTCCTCCATGGCTTGATCCCCATCTCAGGATTGCCTCGCTTGGCGATCCCCTCGCAAGTTTGAGCAAGCCGCTCTCTTCTCTTTTGGCGTTTTGTCATGGCTTTTCCGTGTGCCCATCCAGAATTCATGCCTGGGTAATTTTTCCAAATTTTTGGAGTTCTTCGTAGGTGGCGGACTCCAATAGCCTGTTGATGGTCGCATTCACAAGCTTTAGGTAGTCAGACCTTCCTTTCTCGCGCTCCTCCGCTTCAATCGCAGTCCATTCCAAAATCAAATACTGAAGATCGACCTTGTATTCACTCACGGCCTTCCCTTTCCCGCAACCTTGGCCTTAACCGCCTTCGCCACCCCATCAATCGCCCTCTGGAATACGGTGCCCCGAGGAACGTTCTCCTTTGGCTTGAGGTTGAGAATTTTCCTCAGTATCACCTTGGCCTCATCTTTGGTTCTGGCCCTGACTTGGTGAATCTTTCCGTTGGGCAACGCCACAATCCATTCGCTTGGGCTCACAATTTTCGCCTTCTGGTCCTTGATGTTAGGCTGAAACCTCGGTGGTTCTTTGGCTTTTGGCTTCTTGTCCAGGATCGGCCGCATGGCAATCAAATGGTCGTTGCCGGATTTGTCGCAGTCAACACAGTTCAGCGGCTCACCCGGCAATATCGGCCTCCCGTGCTTGCAATTGGGTACACCGTTAATCATCGGCTGGCCGTTCATAATCGTCAGCATCCTTGGTATCTTGCCTTGGACCGCGTGATCATGACCCCTGGCGATTAGCTTGCGTGCGTAACTCTCAGAGATCCCCTCGGCCTCGGCGATCTTCTTGGTGGACTGGTCGGGGCGTTGGGCCCGAACCCACATTTGAACGCACTTCTGTGGGGAATAGCCACGGCCTCGCTGACGATCTAGTGGAGCATGATTTCTCCTTCTCACGGGCGTCTTTCGACTAGCTGACTGGCTACAAAACAATACTTACGTTGATAACTCTAGAATCGCATGGCCGTCAACCCCCGTCAAGATCAGCCTCCTTTAATTTCTTTAGGGCCTTGACGTACCAGATATTATCGATGTCCCTATCGGTGATTTGTTCAAGATCCTCTGGCTTTTTAATCAGGGACCACCACGATTGGCACCCCTGGATCACCTCACCGAGATCAGGGACAAACATGGCCGGGTTGTGAAATCCACGTCGAATCGTCATGATTCCGGCTGTACGATTGAAGTCGTAACCGAGAGATATGGCGAGATCTCCCAGCATGACCCCAAGGTAAGTTTTGTCGCCGTACTTATTCCCGACCGGACGAACCGCGACAAAATCGCCACACTTGCCACGCTTCGGAGGCAAAAGCGGGGGTGGTCCACCGTACTCGATGGAGTAGACGGTTATCGGGAATTCCGGTTCTCCTGGGGTTTCCCCGAGAGCGACTCCGATCGCATCTATGGTGTCCCTGAGCTCTTTGCTCAATTCTTGGCCTTCGCTCATAAATCACCATTGGGGTTAAATCCGCGTCTCATGAGTTCTCTCCGCACGTAAAACGCTATGATTTCCATGTGCACGTCACCAAAAGTGGAAGTGGACGCACGATTGTGCATGCGGAGCAGTTTGTCGCTTGGAACACCAACAATCTCGGCCTTGAGGTCATCCAGGGTTTTGCGGTTTTGGTCGTAAGTTTGCTGGTCCATGCTATTCGCCTTTCTTCTCGATAACCTCGCTCACCAGGGCCGCGATTTCACCATGCCTTGGCACCGGTACAACCCGCAAATGCTCGCATTCCCGGCACGCCAGAGTAATTTGCAATGCCTTCGCTTTGTCGTTGTTGACTTGGCCGGTTCCATTACAGTTTGGGCAGATCATATAAATTCTAATATCCTGAGTCATCTGCCACCTCCTCGAATTCCCCTGGTCTCGCCTCGCGTTGCTTGACGACGTCCCAGCGCTCATGCTTGGGGTTCCAAACCACCAAGCCCACGCCGGCCACAGGCTTGGGTTGGCGCCACTCCGGCAGCGTCTTGTACACTGGATTTTCGTATTGCCGTTCGGCCTCCTCGGGATCTTCGGCCGTGGCCAAGTAGGCCTTCCCCTGGTAAAACCGACCACATGGCTTGACCAGGACGATCTGGTAAAACGGGCCAGTACAAGAACGACGAGTATCAGGTCCGGTCGAGTACATTTTCAACTCCATCGAAGAGGGGGTGGAATTCTTCCTTCTTGGGCTTCTTTTGGATTTCGGCGTGAGGATGAGTTAGCCGTTGCATTGCGATCCGGGCCTGGCTCATCCTGAGATCCATGCCAATGCCAATTCGGCCGAGACGATCGGCGACAGCGACCGTGGTTCCCGATCCCGAGAACGGATCAAGGACGGTTCCACTAGGTGGACAGAGTGACTTGACGAAAAACTCGGCCAACTTCTCTGGAAACGGAGCCTCGTTCTCGTGGGCGAGATCGTGGCCTAGTAAGCCACCACCAACAGGAATGTGAATAACGTTAGATTCGTCGATTGACAAGTAATTCCCAGGGTTCGCGACGGCTGGAGCGAGATATCCCTGTTCTCGCATTAAGCCATCCAATTCCATTTTAGTATGCATTCTATGTGACGGGCGCCCAGTCTCTTGTCGACCTCCGTCTTTTTTCCTGTGGAAACCTGACTTTTCTCCCGAACCCCATTGATTGCGGCGTGTTCCATCGCTCAAGCGATGCGACATGTCGCCTCCCGGCGCCCACTTCGGCTCATGTCCACACGCCGTATTGTCACTCCAGTCAAGCTTTGGTTTCCGCTTGAATGCGATCACGTACTCGACGTCCTTGCGAAACCATTGATCACCGCCCGACCCAGCAATGCCAACTCGATGCCAATAGCAGGGGCACTCCTGGAATCCACCCGACTTATACCATTCCCAGATCAATCCTTCGGCAGCGGGGCGATAATTGCGATCTCGCGTGTTTCCAGACACGACCCACAGAACGGCGCCACGACTTACCCTGACGGCTTCCTTGCTAATCTTCATCATCCAAGGAACCCACTTGTCAACGGCCATCGAAATCCCGAGGTCCTCGCCATCTTCGAGATACAGGCGACTGTCGATATATGGGGGACTTCCGAAAACCAAGTCAACCGAGGCGTCGGGCAACGGCATTCGTTCGGCTCGGCCTTGTAACAATAAGTGACTCATGGCTTGCCCCCGCCAACTTCAAGTCTGCTGTCATAAACCTTGTGGATTTCAACGGTGATCGGCTCGGCTATTCCATGGAAATCGAATTTCTCGATCCAGTCCCTGAGAATTTTGGGGAACTCAAATTGGACATAGTTTTCCGATCCACTCGACTCAAACACTTCCATGGTCCATGGTCCGACCGAAACACGGCAGCCTGGATTTTCTTCAAGAAACGCCAGGGCAACTGGGCACTCCCATGGCCGGAACTGACATCCCTTGTCAATGTGCTTTTGCTCAATCTTGAGGATCATGGTTCACTCTTTTCCGATTTTCGGGTTCGGGGTTGGTCACGGGGTTGCCTCCCACCAATCGGGTTTCGGGAATCGATCGGTCCATTGCGGCGGTCCGACGTTCTCGTCGGGCTCGATATCAAATGCGTCGGGCCAGTATCTCGTGATTCTGGTTTTGCTTGGGCACCAAAAAATGATGATCGCATAACTATCATCACTGGCACGTCCCGAGCACCACCATGGGCCTGGTGGCGGAAAGATGACGGGCCGCATATCCGGATAGGACCGCGTCTTGAATCGGAATCTTGTCCAGGACTGAGCACGACTCATGGGTTCTTCTCGATCGGGTCACAAGGCGGCGATTCAAAAAGGCTTAAGAGTTCAACGACAAACACCCGCTTGCACCACTCGACCGGACATTTCACATGAAGTTCACTCCTGTTTTTGTCTCCAAGGCAGGAGAGTAGCTGAAAAATCTTGCGGTCCCCCATACCGCGACATGAGGGGCATCGCATGATCTCAATGGACTGGAATGGCTGTTCCGGATCATTCATATCACCTCCGGTAAAATCGAAACCCGGCCCCATGGCAATTCCAACAAATCCTCTGGCCATTCGGCAATGCCCCGTGATCGACCCCGCAGTCCTTGCACCCATTGGCTAGCTTCGGCGTATGACCGCGATCGGGGCTGTCGCACATGGCGATCAGTCCCCCACCGACTTCGACCGTCGGCCATCGTGTCGCTCCACAGATCACACAGTATGGTGTCCATATCTTGCAGTGCCGTGGTCCGCCGCAGACCTGGCATAGTCTCACGGCGGGGCTCTCTTCGCTCGACAGCAAAGCATAGAGTCGCCATCGCGCCTCGGGTGACCTAGCTCGCAGCGAGGCTACCCAGGTCCACCAGGCGGCTTCTCGACCTTGTTCTCGCATCTTGCGGTCCAAGACAGAGGAGCATGCCTCGCGAATCACGTAGCGGCGGTGATCGAGGCCCGCGACCAGATGGGCGTAGGGCTCGGGTATTGGGCGCAGGAATAGCCAAAGAAGGATAATGGTCACGTCTTTACTCCTCGCCGATCGATTGCGGCAACGGCGGTTTCGAGAACTGTGATTCGAGCCTCGCTCCTCTCTATTCGTTCAGCCAAAACGTCGACGCTGGTCATCGTGACCGAATCAGCCGTGACCTTGGATTTCACCGCGTCACCCCGGAGCAGTTTCTCGGCGGCAAGGCGGGCATCTATTGGACCTGCGCATGGACCACCGAAAATATTGGCCAACCATCCGCCTTTAAAGGTTTTGGAAACAACCCATCGAGACTCTCCTCGCCACGAGAATTGGTTTAAAACATCGACAATCTCTTCTGGAGACATCTCCTTGGCCGGCGGCGCGTTGTCGCGGAGTCCAGCAGCAATCCAAATCGCTAATTCTGGACTCATGGTCATGTCATGACATCGACCGACCTGGACAGGATCTTCCGCGTTGTGAATCGAGCCGTAACTCCATGGAGCCCATCCAACACCACCTCCGAATCGATGTTCGTTCAGTATAGCGAGAGCTTCATTGATGCTTTTCACGACGTAACCCGGCGTCTCCTTCGCCGGCTGTTCGCGGGCGGCGAGTTGAGTCTTGAGCGAGGCGAGTTCCGATTCCATCGCACGGTAGGAACCCAACAGTCCGTTGCCAACTTTTGTCAGCCGTTCGATCTCGGCATCCTTGGCTTTCAGTTGGTCATCTCGTGCCGCTGTGAGGTCGCGAACCTTGTTCTCCTCTTCGGCCAGAGCTTTTGTCAGCCGTTCGACGTCGACTCTATTAATTTCCGCTATTCTCGCCCAGTTGTCACGAGTAGTGGCCGCCTTTATAAGCTCGCCAGTCAACCGATCAATCTCGGCCAGAGCGGCGCGGGTTGCCACGGCGCGTTCGTGGATGTTGTAATCGGGCGCATACGCTTCGAGTATCGTGCGTGCCGTGCTCATGTCTATCCTGTCTCCTACACTGTACTCCATCTCGCCACCTTTCTCTCGTGTTAAACCACTCTGGCCATGCTGGTCGCGGGCGGCGAGTTGAGCTTCAAGGGTTTCGATTTCTGTCCAGCGGACATCAGCCATGACTTTCCAGTAATCCAAGCAGTTACCTTTCTCGGCCAAGGCATTGTTCATCCACTCGGCCTCCGATTTTAGTTCCTCGATGCGACTCCCTGCTGTTTTACTGAGATTGGTGTACGTCAGGCGTGCCACTTCGAGGGCTTTTTCCAGCCGGTCGATCTCCGCCATCGCGGCGGCACACGGCTTGTCGTCCTTGGCGTACCGCCGCATCTCGGCCTGATTTTCCTCATTCCATGGCTCGATCATGATTTTTCGCTCCTCTCGGCAGTTCGACCCAAGTTGCTCCCCCATACATCGTCCATCCTGATGTAAACCGTCCACTCCCTCGGGTTTGTTGCCCTATTCAAGAACTCTTTTAATTCTTCGGATGTGTTAAATCCATTTGGATCACATGGGTGCCCGCTCATGAAAACTATGAGTGGCTTCACGTCCTTCTCCTTTCGGGTCCAATGATTTCGACGTGGTCTCTGTAAAAAACCTTCAAGGGGAACGGTCCGTAGCTTTTCCACAGGCGCTTGTCCCGCCGGAATTTGGCGGTCTCGACGCCCTTGACCTCTTCGGCGTGAATATAGTAAGTATTGACCATATACCTGATGCCAACAAGAAAGTCTACGACATACCTGTTCTCGGGCACCCCCAACGAAATCGGCACCTCAATCAGATACCAGGCAACTTCGCCAGCGAGCACAAGGCTATCCAGGTTTGCCGCGTGTTCGGCGTGGGCCTTCGACGGCCACTTCCTGCCATTGTACTCAGTGCGAACCGCCCTGTATTTATTCGCCCTTCCGGGCTTAGCTCGATCGAACACGGCCAGTTCCTCGGGCGTAAGTTTATCGCCGAGCGCCATCCTGGTCCTCCTTGGGTAACCCAATTTTACAAACCGCAACAAAATTTCCGCACTTGGGAGTTGGAATCCATTTCCATCCTTCTTCCTCTTCTTTGTCGAGGGCGCAGAACAAAAGGTCGGCGATCTGAGTAAGATCGTTGAGGGTTAACGGTGACCTGTCGATCGTCTCTTCTGGTTTATCGCCGAGCGTCATCTCGTTCCCCTGTGATTCGGAGTTCATAGCCGCCCCTCTTCCGAAAGCACCAATTCCCCCACCAAAGCAAATAGTTATCAATGAGATCACCGGTAGCATCAAATACGTTTGCCGCGTGATGGGATAGGAATCCGCTCACGTACATGATCAGGGCGACGATGAACAGCATTCCGGTTATCGGAAAGGCCGCGTAAAAGAGGATGGCTCTCGGGTTCATTTTTCCACCTCTTGGGAGGATTTCCACCTCTTGAATTCCTCGTACTCTTCTGGCGGAACACAAACGGCCGGAGTCGACTTATTCACCCATGCCGGATGGTAATACGGTACGCTCGGCCGAGGAGAAAGCACCAGGCCGATGAAATCGCCCTCGGCGCAGTAATCAGGCCGGTCATCGATCAAGATGTCGATCCTGTGTTCAGCCATCAGGATGGATTTGCACCGATCTCCATGCTTGGACCAATCGGCGGAAAGTATTCGATTATCCGAGAAGCACCCAAGTAGTCCGTTTTCCCTGAGAGCGGATCGTGCGTCACCTGGATTCATATCCGTAAGTATATAAATGTCGGCATAGACCGTCCGAAACCAGTAAATCAGTCGCTCCATTTGGCGTGGATAGCGGCTAATTACACCGCCAATATCGAATGCGATCTTCACTCTGATTCCCCTCCGCGAAAATGGTAGTACCCAGCCCCCACTTGGTAATGTCCCTCGCCCACTGACAGTCGGCGTAAAGCGCAATCCAGTGATCTTTTTTGAACCCTGCTCACTTGACCCTGACAAGATTCGACCGGATCGCTGAACCGGGCATGATAGTGCGACCCCGCATTCTTGCGATCGCGGTGGCCTTTCTCGAAGGCGGCCCGTTTGGCTGCGTGTGCCGCCCTGATTCGGGCATCGATCGCGTCGCGAGAATCCTCGTCAAGCTCCGGCTCGGTATCAATGACCTCGATTGCATCAAGAACCTCTCGTGTACTTCTGACCGGTGGTCGCTTGGCCCCGCGAAGCTTCAGCTCAGCCCGAACTTCGTAAATGATTTTCTGGAGTCGCCCGCCACAAGGAGGAACACCTTGTTGAAACAGGGCCTTGCGGCTGAGTTTGACACCACGTTTCGCCATGGCCAAGCAGAGGGACTTGATTTCTTCGTCGGACATTTGGGAATTCCTTTCTAGGGTTAGGATTGCTCCGATTCCAGGATCATTCGTCCGATCCACTCGGCGATCTGGGGGACGACGGCGTTTCCGAGGGCTCCAATGCGGTCCAGTTGGCTGGGTATCCCATCAGCCATTCCGCTGCGTTCGCGGGGAGCGATAAACCCGAGGCCAGTTTCCATAGCCTGGATAATCCAGCGCTGAACGAACTTCCATCCGCTCTGACTCGGCGAGGCTTTCCATGCGTCGCATCGGGGCGGTAATTCATGGCGTCCGTTAAAATATTTCCTCTTGTCGTCCCATCCGACTTCGTAAGGGTAGGCAATAACGAACAGTCTTTCCCGTGAATGTGGGGCACCGAACATGCACGCCGAAATAACTTCCCATTCCGCGTCATAGCCGATCGTGGCCAGGTCTCCGCAAACTCGGTCAATCCCGTTAAAAAGGAGAGCTGATACGTTCTCCACGACAATGACTCGCGGTCGTAAAACGCTAACGATTCGGAAGTATTCGCTCCACAGTCCGGATCGGTCCGCCTGGATTCCCGCCATGTTCCCCGCGAGGCTAATGTCCTGGCATGGAAATCCTCCGCAGATGAGATCGACTCCCCAGTCTCCATCGGAGGGAAATGATCGGATGTCCTCATGGCGCCGAACAGTGGGCCAATGCTTTTCGAGGACTCGTCGACAGAACGGGTCGATTTCGACTTGCCACTCACAGGTCATCCCCGCTTTCTCTAGTCCCAAATCAAAAGCCGCCGATTCCAGCAAAGAGACTGCCAAACTTCACGAAATCACCTCCTTTCTATTCTAGGGTTCTACGGTCAATTCTAAGCCATCTTCAGGCAAAGCCGAAACAGGATCGACCTCGGTAATTTCCACCTCGCCCTGAGCCTCGCATGGTCCAGAATCACCATTCCAGGGCCGGCTAGCCTCCCACTCCCGCACGCTGCCGAAGATCGAGTACCACATATCGCCGGCCAAATGAAACAAGATCTCGTCCTCGATCATCGTCATGGCTCGATATTTCGATACCTTGTCACGAGTCCTGCGCAATTTTCCGTTCCGCTGAACGATGGGTTCACCGTCGTCGCGGACCAACTTCTCTTCAAGTCGGTAATTACCGCCGACTGTTCGGATGATCGCCCAGTAGAATTTCCAACTGGGGGCTGTTCCGTAGACGCCGCGCTCGTCGACACCGGCCAAGAGTTTCACGCGGGACTGGGTTATCGGAATCATTCCCATCTCATTCCTCCTCCCAATCAATCCAGGTCGTTCCACAGGCCAGGCACCTGCATTCGGTTTGAACCAAGATGCCATCAGTGGTCGTCACGGATCGTTCGGCGACCAGAAACGATCCGCCAGGCCGATCAGGACACTTCTTGCCCGACGGCTCCCATTCGCCATAAACAAAACTCGGCTCGCCGCCAAAGTGCCGTTCGGTGGCCGCGATGAATGCCCTGGTGGATCGTTTTGGGTCAATCGCGGCAGAATCTTCTTTTGCAGCCCGTAATCCAGAGACCTTGTCGTCGAAGTCGCGCTGATTCATCATGATTTGCCATCCTTGCATTGACGAAGGAGGAATGACCAGAAAACTATCGCGTTGTAACCGAAAACTACAAATTCGTCTTTTCCAAAGAAAATCACGACACGAATTTCGTCGATAGATTCCTCTCGATTAGCGCCGGTCATAAAATCGAGATTAATGATGCTATTTTCGGCGACTTGGTACAGCCTCACAGTCCCACCTCCTCTTCCGCCATTCGATAAAAGCTTTCGTCCCACGCCCGACTAATTTCGTCGTCATCAATCTTCCCATCAAGGTAATCGATCAATGAGCAGGCCAGCGAACTCCCTGGTTCAAGCGGGCCGGTTTTTAGCTCGATGAATGCGGCTAACTCTCGGGGGGTGCGGTGGATAGAACCAAGGCTATTGGCTAATTGCTTTCCGGTTGGCAACCCTTCGACCATGTCGTGGATTTTTGTCTTCTCCCTGCGCTTCTCCCGCACCTTCTTGGCCGTCACCTTACCCTTGGACTTCAGCTCCTCAAACACCTGGGACTGCTCACCGGAAGGGATCTCGGCTAATTCCAGGGCCGCGTGAACCGACATGTCACCGTTGGTTACAGTGCTCTGGATTCTACTTGAAAGTGCCGTGAGTTTAACCCATTTACTGAGTCTGTCCTCGGTCTGCTTGAGCCGATTGGCAACCTGGACCAACGTGAATCCGTAGTCCTCGATCAACATTCGCACGGCGTGACCGGTTTGGACGGGCTCTGGATCTTCGCGGAGCAGGTTCTCGGCGATGTTGACCAAGGCGGCTTCGCCGTCGGACATCTCCGAAACCGAGCACTTGAGCTTGAAATCGGGGCACACCCCTCCGTCGACCAACTCCAGGGCCGCCGCGAGCCGCCTGTAACCGCTGACGATCTGGACTTGCTTGCTTTTCAGGCGGCGGCAGATCACGGGTTCCAGTTGACCGCTGGAGCCGTCCTCGGTGTCGCCAGCCTTTCGCTTGGGCAGCATGTCCTTGGCCAAGGCAATGAGCGAGTCGTTTACCGGTGGGCGAACACCGCCACGGCCAATGTTTTTGCTCCAGTCGACCAGAATGCCATGCGGTGGAATTGTCAGCACATCGATTCGGCCGCAGTCGAGTTCGTTACCGGTACTATCAACGATTGTGGGCATTGGATTCACCTCCAACCTGAATCATTTCCTCAAGGCATTCGAGACAATTGACCAGAATCTTGGCGGTGGACTCGGCGGCGCACTTGGCACACTCGAAGGCGTACCGGGCGGCGTACTCGGCGGACTCGGTGGCGTACCAAGCGGTGGACTCGGTGGCGGACGTGGCACACATGGCGGCGTACTGGGCACACTTGGTGGCGTACCAAGCGGCGGACTCGGTGGCGAACTTGGCGGACCAGGCGGCGGACTCGGCGTGCTTGGCAACATGCTTGGCGGCAATTTCCGCTCTTGCAACCATGCACGCCAGATCACCCCTCGTCCCGATGATCCTCGGAATAAACGGCTTCAAGTCATCGCGGTGATGCTCGAATAATTCTGAGTCGTTGAGCTTCATCACGTATGCCCCAATTACGGGGCACACGCATTCAGGAGCGTCGGTTTTCCCATCTCCACCAGCGAGCCAGTCGGCAGCTTGCATGGCGCAGACATCGATGTGGCCATTTCCACCTTCACCCTTCCCCTTGCGAAGATGGACAGATGCAAATCGTTCGAGGCGATCAGGCATAATTTGAACTTTGGACATGGCTTAGTCTCCGGGTT